GTATGGGTTTATGGGGGTAGAGTGTATAAAATTATTTGTCACTTTCATGAAAATTTTCAATATGCCTTTCATTTTAGCCTATCAAAAGACTTTTATATTATAGTATATTATGCCTTGATATCTAGGTCTTTACCTTCCTATCTATGCCCCTTTATCTATGCTATTATATTATTGTTTGATAGGTTTAACTAATTTATTTTACTAATTTTAGGTAAATGATTGAGGTAAAGGGCTTTGTTGTAATGTTTTTGATTACAATCATTTTTTGTTGTAAGGGTGGTCATTACAATTAAAAAGATGCAATAGGTAGGGTCGATTAAAAAACAGGGCGAGAGGGGTGAGGCTGAGATATCTCTATTGACCAATTAAAAATTATGTCTAAAAATGTGTTACTGTTATTTCCCTATTCACCACCAAAGTAAAAGGTATAAAAACGTGTTAGTAGTAGACCCAATTAAAAAATGAAACTAATCCCCTCTATAGCATATTTACTCATTCACCAATAAGATTTTTATGTCAAATCCATGCTACCTAATATTTATACAAAAAGAAAAGGTATATAATAAATATACACCTTATTTGTATAATTTTACATCTTGTTCTTTTAAGAATTTGGCTGTAACCTTACGTTTATAGCTAGGTTTCTTTGCATAGTAGTCTACAGAGTCCATTAGAATAGTGAATAAAATGTCATATTTATTGAATTCTGTATCATTGGCTAATATCTCTATGTATTTAGTCATTACAGGACTTACCTGAGCAAACATACCATTATAGGCTTTATATGACATACCTAAGTGTTTAAGTCTATCAGATATAAGGACATTATTACGTTTAAGCTTTAATGTAAGTTTATGCTTAAGGCTAAGGATATAACTAGGTATATGGTTGTATTTATGGTATATATATTCAGTAAGACTGTTTAAATATTCATTGTAGACTTTTGCATAATCTCCTCTGTGCTCATAGATATAATCACCTACCATCATGGCACTTGGTATCTTCTTACCTAGCATAAGCTGATTAAGGTGAGAATAATGACTCTCATGGTATAACCATTGGTAGAATGAAGGACTAAGGCTATTAGGGTAAACGAGTAAAGGCTCTCTAATGTCATTGTATAAATTATACACAGTTGAATAAAACCAATTAGCGAACTCTTGGTCTGATAGCACAGGAAGTAAGTAGCCTATTAGTAGCTGTGACTTAATGTGAGGGTTATTGAAGCTAAGGTTTAACTCACAGAGCTGTTCTTCTGTGATGTTTAACTCTTCACATAGCCTATCTCTTCCTCTGAATTTCTTACACAAATCACTGAGTGGATTTTGCCAATAGGTAAGCTGATGTACATCCACATGATATGTCCTCTTCAGGAATTTCTTAATTTGTAGCTTAAGGTCTTTGTTAACAAGGTCATTATCTTCAAAGTCTAAGGCTAAACGGTACTCATCTTTCTTCACAAAGATTGTACCTCTTTCTTTTTTGTCACGGTTAAAGTACCAAATAATTTTTGTATCCATAAGACACCTCCACAGAAAGTATATCACACAGAGCAGAAAATGTCTAGGTTTTAGAGTGATATATTTTCGTATATGTATACTTTTGATGGTAATAATACTTAACTAATTATATATAACTATTAGGTATTAGTTATTAGGTATTATATAATTATTATTAAATACTAATAGTTGCTGTGATATAAATTCGTATATGTACTTTTTTGATGGTAGTAATATAGCTTATTAACTAAATATATAACTATTAGTCTATTAGGTATTAGATATTAGGTATTATATAATTATATAATTATTAACTAGGACTAATACCAACAGAAAATGTTCGCAATCAAGTTGCAAACATTTTTTGGTGAATAATATTTTTAATATTGACACAGTGATTAGGTAGTGGTATAATTTTTACATGGTTAAAGTTTTATCACTAGACCTTTCTACAAAGAGTTCAGGCTTCTGTGTTTTAAACAATGGGAAAATCATTGACTATGGAACTATCACAAGCAATGAGGATAGTTATATTGACAGAGGACAATATATGGCAGAGTTTGTCAGACTTCTCTGTGAAAAGCATGGTCAATTTGATAAGGTCTTCATTGAGGAATTGAAAGTCATTTCCAACCAAAAGACACTTGTGATGCTTGGTATCGTTCAAGGATTGGTTATTAGGGAGTTACGTAATAGCACTGTGATTCTAGTACCTCCTACAGTATGGAGAAAGCCTTATGGACTGAATGGTAAACGAGCTGAAGCTAAGAAGAAGGCTATAGCCCTTTGTGAAGATAAAGGTCTAACTGTATCAAATGATGATGAGGCAGAAGCAATCCTTTTAGGTTTGTATGGTGTTGACAAAGTTTAGTTATTGTGTTATACTTAACTAGTACGCTTTATGGTTGAAGCCATAAGAGGACACCTCCTTACAGTTTCCTATGGGGAGTTATCTCCCTGTAGGTTTATGTACGTGTGATGAAGAGGCTTAACATATCGTTCTGCAAAAACGACATTTCGAGGGTTCAAATCCCTTCACGTACTTTGGTTAATAGGTATCACTCATGTGAATACTAAATGACGGTTTAAATCCGTCATATACATCCTTCGTTCAATGGATAGGACAACGGACTTCTAATCCGTCAATACTGGTTCGACCCCAGTAGGGTGTATCTCTCTATTTAATATTTTTGGTTCACACTTATGCTTAATTTAAGAAGGTTGGATTCCTTCTGTGTGAGTAATTAAAATCTTGTGAAAGGAATGACTCATGGCAGTTAAGACTAAACTTTATTCAGAGACTATGAGAGAGCTTAGTGCTCTTGATGAAGACTCTTTAAGACTTTACCAAATGCGTTGGGGTTTAATTGATGTTGAAGAGGAATTGATTAACTCTGTAGGTTATCATGCCTATAGTCAAATCCCTCCATGTACACCTATTGCTAAAAATGCTATGCTTCAAATTATGGCTTCATTTGAGGATAGTGTTGAGCGTAAAGAATGGGCTGACCGTATTGAAGGTAAAGCTACACAAACTACAGTCAATGTCAACCATGACACTAAAGACGGTATTGAAGAGCTTAAGAACTACACTAAAGAGAAACTTGATGAACTCTTTGGAGATATGTAATGGCATCACACAGTCCAAAAGAAGATTTATTCAAAGAGCATTATGATGAAATACTTAGTCTCCTAGAAGGTTTTGCAACATCTGTTGTGACTATGGGAGACTATCTTAGTGCTGAAGAAGCTCTAATTGATTACCTAATTGACACCTACTCTGAAGTATTCCTTGGAGAGATTGACTACATCTTGGATTCACTTGGTGTTGATATGACTCCACAAGAAACTATTGAAGTACGTAATGGAGTAAACACTACAAACTATGCTAGAAGTAACTATGCAAGGCTTAAAGAGATTTTTGAAGCTCATGCACAAGACTTAAGAGCTAAGGTTATTGACTCCACAGAGACAGTCAACATTGATGACTTGCTATCAGACTTCAGACACAAGCTAGACAGAATAGCTATGAGTGAAGTACAGATGCTTATTGAAAAGGCTTCTGTGGAAAGTGCTAAGTTATTTGAGATTGTTACTGAGAACTCAATCCTTAAGACTTGGAACTGTATTGGTGATTCTAAGACATGTCCTATCTGTCTTGCTATGAATGGTACAACAATACCTGTCACAGAGAGCTTTTCTAATGTAGCACCTTCTGTGGATATTGCAGAAGACCTTAGTTATACTGGAGGAGATATTGTCTATGCACATCCAAGATGCAGATGTTGGGTCACTTACTCAAAAGCGTAAGGTCTTATCCAACAAGGAAAAGCTATCAATCCTTCTTGACCAGGTAACTCCTCAAGACCAACTTAGGGATGCTGTAAAAGGCAAAATACCTAAGCACTTCAAGAGGAATACCATTAGGGAAAGAGAAGGATTTGAGAAAGAGCTTGAGTATTATAAGCTAGGATTCACTACAGCCTTATCTGAATTTAACTTAGAGCTATGGTGGTCACAAGCAGTACAGTTCGGAGCTTTCCTAAGTGGTAAGTATAAGACTGGTTACTGTGTAGCAACACCTCGTTATGGTAAATCATTCCTCTGTGGTATTATGTCTAATCACTTTGCCTATGAGGGAGAGAACTGTTACGCTGTAGGTTCTACTCAAGAGTATTCAGGAATTATTATTCAACACGCTAGAGAGATTCTAGTAAACTCTCACCCTGATGTTAAAGCTATGTTATCCTTTGATGAAAAGGATGTCACAGCAGTAGACAAAAGGCTTAAGCGTGGTCTATCTTCATTCTCTAGTGAGGGATTCTCATTCAGAAATGGAGGAAAGCTAGAAGGTTTATCAGCAGGTTCAAACTTTACTGACCCCTCTAAAATCCATGTCATTGGTAGAGGTGGGAATATGTTTGGAGATGAAGCATCTGATATTTCTCCTGTAGCTCTTGGTCACATGGGTCGTAGAGAGTTTGAATCGGATGACGGTAGAAAGCTGATTATGTACCTAATCTCTAACCCTCGTTCACTTAATAACTTCTATGACTTTATGGTGAATGAAGACTTAGCAGATGATGAATTTGTGATGTGGCTAGATGTTGTGACAGCAATGGAAGAGGGTAGTATTAAGTACACTAAGGAACAGCTTATGCGTTCACAGTTTACTATTACCGAAGACTCCATTAGGGAAAACCTTCTTTGTGAGTTCCCTACAGAGCGTTCTTCATTCTTTGACTCATCACCTGATATTCTAGATAGCTTTGACACTAGAGGAAAAGACCTTGACTTCTTTATCGGAGTCGATAGTGCCTATAAGGGTTCTGACAGTATTCAAGTTACTGTGTCTGTGGTTGATAAGAAAAACCACTTTACTGTAGTTGATACTAAAGACATTAAGCCTGCTGAGTGGATTGATGGTATAACAGCTATTGAGATAGTGAATAACATTGTCACACTAGCAAATAGGCTTAATGCTAAAGCTATTGGAATAGATGCAGGTGGAGGAGCACACATTGTTCAACCACTGAAGATGAGGAGACTTTCAGGACAACTTAAATGTCCTGTGTATGACATAAACTTTGGAGGTAAGCCTACAGAGATTAAGGTCATTGCAAAAGACCCTAGTGCTGAATATGCCTTTAACCGAAGAGCAGAGATGCACCTTATGTTAAGAGGTATGATGGAAGCACAGAGGGTATCATTTGCTAGAAAAGTTTGGGATGGTATTAGTAGGCAGATGTCTTTTGTTTCTGAGATTCAGAAGCCTGAAGATAGACTTGTTAAAATCAGACCAAAATCTGAAATTAAGAAATTACTCAAACATTCACCTGATGAACTGGATAGTGTATTGCTATCTCTTCATGTGGCTGAACTGTTTTACCTAGGAGGTAGCTAATGAGCTGTGGCAAATGTCGCAAAGATGAGTGTGGTGGCGATTGTGCTATGGATAGGTATTTTAATGCAGAGTATAAGGACAGACTAGTATTTCAAAGTTCAGGCTTTAGAGGAACTCCTGTAGGAGAGAACCTAGAGGACATTGAAAGACTAGCCTTAGACTTACCTGATGTAGATTACATTCTAGATAACATTGTGAACTACATGTTTACCAATTACCTTACTACAGAAAGCTTTGAGAAGGATAAGGCTCTAAGAGATTATCTATATAGCCTTAACTTCAATGGTCAGCGTAATTATGATGTGCTGAAGCAAGTAGCTAAGGGTTATCGTAAGTATGGTTACTATGGTCTATTAAATACAGGTGAAGGTTTAGTTGGAGTTCATCCAAAAGATATTCTAGCTTGTGTGATTGATTATCCTAAAAAGCCAGTCCTTAGACAGACATTAACTTACTTAATCAAGAACACAAACACTTTCATCACACCTTATGATAGAAAGACTGGTAACAATAGACCAGTAACAGACTATTCAGCAGAGGATATTCAGAAGATTCTAGAGAATCCTGAAGAGTACAAGAATGAGGTCTTAGTTGTAACAGATAAAGAGTTCGCTTGTGTACGTATTGATACTTCACAAGTATTCTGTATGTCACCTTTGCTTAAGGATAGAAAACGTGTTGAACTTATCTTGAATATTCTCAACCGTATGAACTATGATATTTCTCGTAATGGTATTGGTACTATTGCCTTGCAAGCTAAAGATACTCTTGAAGAGCAGATTGAAGAGAGTGTTGAGCAAGGTACATCATTTAGTAGTGGAGAACTACTTGATATGGGTAGAACTGCTAAAGGTGAAAGAACCAAGAAAATTATTGAGGATATGAACGCATTTGCAGAAAAACTTTCAGAAACTGAGTTCAATGATGCAATCGTATATTCAGGAAATTTCCAAAACTTAGAACAGCTTGAACGTGATACAAAGGCTACAGACTTCCTAGACTACTTGTCTCAGTATGTTCCTGCTATCATCTGTCAAATGTTCGGAGTTCCTGCAAGACTATTTGACTTAAACAAGACTGTGTCTAACATTGGTACTTATAGTATTATTGACAATGCTATGAAGAACACAATTATTCCAATGCGTGACCACTTTATCGGTCAAGTAGTGCATATTCTTCAACATGCTTCAGGATTGTCTGAGCATATCAAGTTTGATAGTTATGAGTTCACTAACAACTATAACTACAACAATGACCTTTACATCTTAGAGGTTTATGAGAAATTGAAGAGCATTGATGGTAAGATGGCAGAAGCGTACCTTAAGAAAAACTTAATTGTATAGGAGAAGAGATGTCTAATAAGATTTTATCCATTGAGGAGTTGTCAAAACTGCAAAATAGTTTTGTAGAAGCAACTCAAACACAAGAGCCAGTAGCTATCCAAACAGCAACATCTTCTGTTGTGAATGGAGATAGCACTAGGATTGGTTCTGCATCACCTAAAGACTACACAGTTACTTTGTGGTTACCTATTATTGGTAAAGCCCCTGAAGGAGCTGAGATTGTTCAAGATGGTCATGCTTACATCCAAGAAATTTCAGCTAAGTCTAAGTATATTACTCCACGTATTGCACGTAAAGTCCGTAACTATGCTTCAATTATCTCAATGGCATTTACAGACTTCCAAGAGAATGGTGATACTGAGATTTACACTCCTGAAGACTTGTTCAAGGTCTATGAAGTGTTTGATGACAATGTTATTGATGCTTGTGAGAAGCTAGTAGGTGAAGTTTTAGGTATTCCTGAACATTTGACTGAATATATCACAGATGTATCACTAATGACTAACTGTGCTAAGATTCTGAGAGAAAACCCTTCGTTTTTTCAAATTGATTAGTTATCTTGTTAGGTATAATTGGGGATTAGTCCAAGGTAAGGTTAAGCCTGTAGAAGAGTACAAAGGTTTAGCTTATCAGGACATGGTAAACATTGAGCTTGATGATGTTGAGGAAATGGTTCTCACACTGTGCAAAGAGTACAACATGCAATACCATTATGTTATGGATAGCATGTACTACTCTGATGTAACAGTCATTTATGCTAAATTAGCTAATGAGAAGTCATTTAGCTCTTACAATGATTACCTTAATCTAGATGAGGAAGCTAAAGGTAAGTTTGTAACTGACTTTGGTAAACCTAAACCTTATATCTATCAAGTGTTAAACGCAGATACACAAAGAGTAAATATAGAAGACAACAAAGACGGACTAAAAGGTATGTACCGTCATGGAGGAACTTTAGATGACTGAAATTATTACTGATGTTTTAGGCTTTCTTGATGAGAAGCGTAAAAATATCCAACCTGAGTATGTTAGAGCAGGTAAGCCTGTTTATACTCTACGTAAATATGCAGACTTGACTGACTTAGATGCAGAAGTGCTTATCAATGGTGGAGTTGAAAACGTAGCACAGAAAATTCCTATCATTGGACGAAGTGGTAATATGCTTCGTACTCCTCGTACATCTTATGCTGTGAACGTAGATGTAGCCTTTGACAATCGTGTGAAAGTGTCTACACAAACAACTGAAGATGGTAAAGAGGAAAAGGTTTACACATTCGTAGTAGACCAACGTGCATTGATGGAGCAGTCTTCAGGACATCTTTATGCTAACTACGTTGTAGGTTATGTAGTTGGTAAAGGTAAAGGCAAGGGAGCTAAACCTGAAGTACGTGGAGTTGTTCACGTAAAAGAAGATGAGTTCCTTAATGACTTTGATACTACCTTTGATACTCAAGCAATGGAAGAAATCATGGAACTTATCAACAAGTACCGTCTTGAAAATGGTACAGCTAAAGTTCTAAGTAATATTGAATTTTAACTTTATGGTATGAGAGTTGCTAAACTCTCTTTTTTTGTTATACTATTATTAGAACATTCGATGAAAGGAGCACATAGATGGCTACAATTAAAGTTCCAGAGATGAATTTGAAAGTAGAAGTTGCTGATGAAACTTTAAACTTTAAATCACCTCTAGCTGAAACAATTCTTGCTCAACTACGTAAAGTTGTTGTTGGTCAAGAACAGATTCAATACTTTGATGTCACAGACAAGAAATTCAAGTCATTTACCTACTGCTGTGGGGATAAATATGAATTTAACTACACTACTAAAGAAGTTAAACTCAAAGAGACTGAAGTTGATTGCTATGGCTTCCCTATTACATACGCAGGAGACAAATAATGGACGTTAAGGAAGTTGGGAAAACTTACCAACAGCACCTTAAAGAAGTTCGTGCCAAGCAGTTTGGTTATGAGAAAGAAGTTATTTCTCCTATTACTGAAGGTACGAAAGTGAAGGTGTCTGAATAATGAGTAAGTTTCGTGTAGCTCGCTTTCTTAACAGAGATTTGGTAGTTCGTGTGAACTTCTTAAATGATAAGGGTATTATTCAAAACCAACGTAAGTATATTGAGTTCTACCCTGGTAATGATAGTGAGAATGATGGTTGGTATGAGACTACTGACCAAGTTCTCATTGAAAGCTTGAAAGAAGCTACAGAACAACTACCTTACTCTCCTGAGACTGAAGCAGGACTCAAGAAGGACAGTGTTAAGTATGAATACTCTTATTGTGCTTCCTGTGGAGGTAAGAAAGTGAGAAAGCTTAAATATAATCTGTTTGAGGTGGAGGAGTAATGCCAGTTAAGACAAAGATTGCAGAGCAAATCATGTCTGAGATTGACACTTACTTACAAAAGAAAGATGACCTAGACATGATTATGAACCTCTCTCATAACAAAAAAGAGAGAGAACAGTTATCTGTAGATAAAGTAGAAAATTCTGATGGTTACATGACATTGTTATCAGAAGGCTCTGTGCTTTATCAAGATGACACAATTCGTTTGTATATCTGCAAAGGTACACTTAAGAAATGGTATGACAGCATTGATGGTTCTTTTGAGGGTTATGTATCTACAGGTCACAGAGACCTTAATTCATACCCTGTAAGAGAAGGTTATTTCAGAAAGTCAGACCTTAAGCTAGTAGAGGATTCCAATGGAAGATATGACCTACTAGTTAAACCACATGTAAACCTTGAGCTTAGTAATGTAAAAGACCTTATCATTCAAGATGAGCCTTTTGCTATTTCATCTGAGTTTCTGTGGTATGCTAAAGAAATTGAAGATAGCGACATTGAAGAGTATGCTAAATTAGTGGTCTACAATATTGAACATGGTGGTGGTATTGATGTACCTATAACAGATACCATTGAGATTACTGGATTCTCCTTTGTTGGTAATCCTGGTAATGCGAAGAGTGGAGGCTATGAGCCTTCATTACTAGTAAGAAATGAGGAAGAATACTTGAACAGAAAAGAAGTTCTAGATAAGGTTCTTGCACATCTTTCTACACAAGCTGAAGAAGTTGTAGAAACTCCTGAAGTTGAAGCTACTGAAGAAGTAGTTGAAGAAGTTGCTGTTGAACCAGTAGAAGAAGCTATTGAAGACGCAGTAGAAGCTACTGAGGAAGTTGCTGAAGAGCCTACAGTAGAAGAAGATGCTTTGACTAAAGCTATTGCAACTATTGAAGCTCTTACAGCAGAAAGAGACAGCCTTCAAGTAGAAAATGCAGAATTAAAAGATAAACTTTCAGCTAAAGAAGCTGAAGAGCAGAAAATTGATGAAAAGTTCCAAAAACTAAGCGCTTTGCTTGAGAAGGCTAACCCTTCTGTGGAACAAACACAACCAAAACAAGAAGAAGTTAAAGCGAGCCGTTTCGGAAGAGTTCGCTTTGGAGGATAATATAGTGGCTGAAACAAATTTTGATATTCTTTTGGGTGAAGCTATTGATAACTTGTATGAGCGTACTAAAGCTCAACTTGCTAACAAAGCAAACCTTACCAATGAAGATGGTAAAATTCCATTCGGTATCTCTCGTGACTGGTCTAAAGCAGTTCCTTCACTACGTGAAGTTGGTATGGGAGATGAACTTGTAAACGACATTCTTAAACGTTTTGAGCAATCAAGCTTTGGTGCTTTGAGACAAGCTAAGAATGGTGACTGGATTATGGAAGGTCTTACATGGGGAACTAAAGCTCCTGACTTTGCTAATGACACATCTGATGCCTGCTGTTTCACTGAGAAATTCACTATGCAAGCTACAGGTGATGCTACACCAGTACGTTACCTCTGCTTTAAAGACTGTGAAACTCGTCTTGACCGTTTGATGAAAGATAAAGTACACTTTAAACAAGGTGACCTTATCAACATCTTCCAACGTTTGGGTATGTCTTATGAAGAAGCTGAGCAATTCATGGCATGGTACACATTCGCCTTTATCGTTCAACGCCATATCGTTCAAGGTATGTTGAACTTCCAAGGTCAAGGGCTTCGTCCTTTCGCAGGTGTGGCTGAAATGATGTCTCACCCAGGTGTAACTCCTATTGATGCTTCAGGTTCAGTTATCGGTGCTTTCCGTCAAGTAGCTTGCTATCTTGATGTATTGGATAACCAATCAGCACGTTACAAGATTTATGTTCACCCATTGACTCTTCGTGGAATCAAGGCTGAAATCGTACCAGGTAAAGATGGTAAACTTCCTCAAGGATGGGCAGTAAATGGTGAATCAATCACATTCAAAGGTATTCCTTTCGGTGTGTCTTACCACTTGCCATTTGACCTTGAAGAAACAATGACTGGTGAGGCTTACGTAATTGACCTTGCTAGAGTAGAAGCGTTGACACAATATGACTTGTTCATTCCTCAATCAGCTATCTACACTCAACGTACAGAAGACACATCTAAACCAGGATGTGAAGTGATTTGTGACAAGTATGAAAACTTCGGTTTGGTACACACTAACTCACACATTTCACACTTGCTTGTGGCTAACATTCCACTTGAGCAATCATGTCCTGCTGTAGTATTTGAACGTATTCAAGGTCTTCTTACAGGTCTTAACCCATTCCCTATGGCAACAATTCCTGCTAAATAAGGAGAAACATTATGCAACCTGAATTGGAGTTGATTAGAATAACTGAAAAACTTCAAGAGCGTTGTGGATGTTTTGACTGTGATGATGGAGCAACCATGCAAAAGTACATGGAGAGTTTTCTCCGTGTACTTGCTAGGTTGTTTTGTTGGACTGACGGTGAGTGTGACACTATCCTAAGAGCACAAAGACATGAAGTTATACCTATCACTGAGTTTGAACTATGCGGCTGTGATGCAATGGTTGAGATTAAGCCTTATTACTATAAGGGGTTCGACCCTACTACACTCAAGGTCTACTTACATAAACGTAAGGGCTTAGAGAGAGAAGAGTATGAACTTGATACTACAAGGTATAACTGGTCTTTTGTGGATGGTACACTTCTAATCAACGTTACAGATGAGCTTAGTCCTTGCTGTAAATGTTGTGACCCTTGCTCTTGTGAGGCAGAGTACAAAATCATTCTTGACTATGAAGCAGGATATACTCATAAGACACTACCTGATTGTGTCTATGATGCTATGTGCCACTTCCTAAGCATCTTTATTGCTAGTCAGAATGACTGTGGTACTCTAGATGAATGTGCTAATATGGATAGACTAGCAGTAGGAGCAGTTCTTAAACAAAAATCTGTCGATTATATTGTTAGAGAATGGACTATTGACTCAGGAAGCATTGATAGGTTTTACGTGAAACTTATTAACACATGGTCTATCAAGACACTCAGTTCATTATCATTGTGTAAGAAGAGTTACACAGACAATATGTATTTAGCTATTGGGAGGAGAAAATGCTAGTAAAATTCAAAGGAGAGCGTAAACGTGAATCACGTTCTTACGGATGCTCTAAGTGTGGTACTGGTCGCTCTATCAATGGTGTTGAAACTTATTCCACTGTGTACCGTACATACTATGAAGGTAGACTATATGTTTTCATGAAAGACAAAGTTTACCCTGTAGATGACATTCTAGGAGGTTATCTCATTAACCTTAAGTACACAGATAATGAGGGTAACATCCAAAACACTTTTGAAGAAGTGCCTGATAACACTACATCTACTTATGTTCAAGACAATAAGGAAAAAGAGTTTGAGCTTGAGACTAAAGAGGAAACTCCTAAAGTCGAAGAAACTCCAAAGGAAGTTGAGCCTCCTAAAGTTGAGGAAGCTCCTAAGCCTGTAGAACCTAAAGTTGAAGAAAAACCTAAAGTAGAAGAGCCTACAGTAAATAATGCTGTCGTAAATGAAGGTGTGCCTGAAGCAGAACTGTAAAGGTAGGTGATATAATGAGCTTACCTTGGAATAACAGAGAAATTCTTGTACTTAGGCAAGGAACTGCTGTACCTACTTATGATGAAAACAGCAGACAAATAATGAAATGTTTGTGGGAAGAAGTAGAACACCTTAAATGTGTAGACCACATGCCTACATCAAGAGGTTCTGAAAGTGATGCTACAACTACTCATGGTCTTGAAGGTTCAAGACAGTTAGAGACTTTCTACTTCTCACTACACAATCAATCTCACGCTTGTGATTTTGACATTAAGCATGGTTACTACATCATGCAAAGAATATCTACAAGATGTAATAGGTTTGCTTGTCCTGAAGATGCAGGATACCTATTTTGGAAAGTTGTAGCTTGTAGAACTTATGAAATTTTGCCAGGTTGTTGGGATATTAAGATGACAGGTGAAAGACTTATTCCTCGTGAGTCTGAACAGCTTATCCTTGAGTGTGCTCCTTATGTTAAGCAATTACAGGGGGTGATTACTCGTGACCACGACTGACATTCATAACTGGAAGGGTATTGAGTTCTCAAAAGAATTTGTCGACTTTACTGTTACAGGTATGCTAGAGGCTAAAGCCACAGGTTCAGTACAAACTGGACGGATGGTTAGGTCTATCAAGATGAAGAAAATAGCAGATGGTTTTTCTGTGTATAGTGATAGGTCAGATTTTCCTCCTACAAGTAAGGGGAAAGAACGTTACTACACACATGTTTACCATGAAAGAGGTTATCCTAGATACCCTGCTTTCCCATTCATCTTCATAGCATTTGATACTGTGGGTGAAAGTGACCAACTTGTAAACTCTACAAGTGGATTCTTTGGGATTTATAAGGCTCTAAGACCTTCAGGAAGAAGAGGAGCTGGAACAGCTAGATATAATTCTAGTGATACAGCTAGTGCTAGGGAATACTTAGTTGCACAAGGGAGAAAAAATAAAGTTAAGATACCAAGGAGAGTAGCTAGATGATTAGTGCTGTGTATATAAACATTAAGAAATGGCTACAGATGTATGGTTCAGGAGTCTTAGACTACTTTATTCAACCTGATAACCCTGATGAGCTAGACCCTAGAAAAAGGTATAACAACTTTGATGAACAGTTCAATAAGCATGTAGGAACATCAGAACACTTCCAGCTAAACCAGGGAGTTGAGTTTCCTTTCCTTGCTATTGATATTGCTTGTGATAATAGTTCAAAATGCTTCTCAAAACTCTACGTAAACTTCTCTGTGTATTATTCACCTGTAACTCCTCCTACTGGAAGAGTATGTATTGAAAATACACCTGAAGGTAAGTTAGAGTATAGGGAAGAAGTTCATTGTCAAATCAAGAACATGCTTGTGCATCAAGTACAAACACCTAGAGGCATCCAAAGAAAAACATTCGCTCAAGATGTAGCCTCATTAGACGGATGGTACTTACCTATTAGAGTTAAAGTGACTGATATAGGTTGTCCTGAAGACTTCTCTAATGAGCTTGTAGATGAAGTTGAGATGTTCTCATTCCCTGCTACACTATCAATATTCACTTGTATGTAAAGGAGTAATTATGGCTGTAGAACAACCATTAAACCTCAATGCGTTTTTCATGTCTCGTAATGAGATTGCTAATCGTCATGGAGGAAAGCTAGAGCTTCAAGCTGTATCTCGTGTTCGTGAACACATGGTAGAGGAAGGCTCAAAGAAAAAACCAGTTAATACCCCATCAGAAGATGGAAATAAACAAAATGCAAACCAAGGCAAAAAGGAGAAATAAATGTCTAATTGTTTTGTAGATATGTCACATCCTATGTATGGTTACAACACACAAGACAAAGATTCTAAAATCATTGTGTCAATCACTGAAGAAATCAGACCTTGTGTACGTTGGAAAGCAAGCAAACAGATTGCTATTCCTTCAGGAAGCCTAGTACAATATGTACGTAAAGATGTTCCTGAAGACCAACTTAACTGTAACCCTATCAAATGTTTGAACACAGGTACACTTTATGTGAATCCTGCTGAGAAGAAAGCTTCTGCTAAGTACCAAGTACGTGCTGATGCTGATGACTTCGCTCTAGGATTTAACATGATTTATCTTAAATTACCTAAAGCAGGTAAATATGAGTTTAAGGCTATTGTGTCAGACTTCAAAGATGTAGCACAAGAAAATTCTTATGTATATACTTATGAGTTTAACACTTCTGCTCCAGGTTTTGTACTTCGTACTGTAGACCTTGCAGATTCTAAAGTTATGACTCAAACAGGTACAGGTTGGAAACCTTCTGACCATGGTATTGTGGTTACTTATGAAGTAACTTACAAAGGAGAAGATGAGCTTACAGGTCACATTGGATTCTCTTCTATCTCTGTTGTGAATGACCGTTCAGAGCTTCGTAAGTTCTCTAATGTGTTGTTGTCATGTTTGACATCATTCACTCATAATGTATCTGTTCCTGCTACTGATGCTCGTTGCTTCGGTAGACAGTATGACAAATCTCAAGTGGAAATCACTAAAGAGATTACAGCTACTACTACATCATGTAATGACTACTGGTTGAACCCACTTCAATCTATGTCTAAGAAAATGACTAGTGGTATTCCTGTTACAGATAGCTTCATGGTTGAAGAAGTTACTATCTCAGGTAAACGTTATGGTTCACTTTTGATTCCTGACCTTTACTATGAAGACTGTAACACAATCACAATCTCATCAGACAAATGCGCTTGCACTTACTTGTCAAACATTCCATTGTCTACAGGTGTAGAACTTGAAGATGATGAGTTCATTGCTTTGACACAAGAGCATCACGGTTATGAAAGAGGAACAGTTCTTGTAAATCCAATGTATATTGGTGAAAAACTTCTTGTAACCTACAATGGTGAGCGTGATGTTGAGTTGATTGTTGCTAACGACAAGAGACTTAACAATACACACTTTAGAGTTACTCAAATGGTTGAGAACACTCGTGGACTTAAAGAATACTATGTATTCAACAATGTATTGATTACTGAAAATTCTCGTGAGTTCTCTACTGAGGGAGAAATTACATTATCACTTTCATTCACTGTATCTCGTGATGAAAATGGTAACTTCTATGAAATCCGTAGAAACGTTGAGGATGTAGCGTAACCGTAGGAGAAAAGTATGGCAGTCAGAACCATTAAGGTTGATATTACAGGTTTAAAGGAAATTGAAAAAGCCCAGAAGTCTGTGTCAGCTCTTAGGGATTCTGTGTTAGACTTTGAGAAGAAACTAGGAAAGATGGGTGGCAAGAATACTTCGCCACTCTCTTTTAATGTTAAGCTCATGTTTAATACGGATAAAGCCCTTAAAGATTATCTAGCTCTTAAGAAGCAGATTGAGGGAATCCCTATTAAAATAAACACTACAAAAGGAACATCTCAAAGTGGCACTGTGCAAGAGTCTACCACTAGTGGAAGAAGAGAGAGAACATTCTCTGCTGATTATATCAAGGTAAAAGACCAAGACTATCAATCATGGAGAAATCTTCACAAGGCTATTCAAGATGTATCTAGTTCTACCTTTAGTTTATCATCTCAGATGCTAAAATTAGGGGCTATTAACCCTGCTAAAGGTCTTTTAAGTGTGTTCAATAAAGTAAATAGCACTATACTAGGCATCCAAGGAAACCTTATGGGTCTAGTTGGCAATAAGATTACAGGTGCTATTGGTACTGCTGTGCAATCTACTCTAGGTGCTGTGAGAAGTGGTATTGGTCAGCTTAAGGATGAAGCCAATAACCTAGGTGATGCTATGCAGGTTTACCGTATCAACATGCAAGCTCTTGGTTTTGATGAGAAAACAGTCAATAAATCAATCAAGCGTTTGGGTGATTATGGTAAATCAACTGTGTTTGATGCAACTGACTTGCTTGAACAGGCTTCTACCTATACTGCCTATGGAAGAAAAGATGCAGAGCAGATTGTAAAAGGTTATGCAGGACTTTTAGCACAGACTAAAAACCCTATTGAGGGTATGAAAACTGTAACAGAGCAAACCTCTCAAATGCTTGCCGCAGGTGTGCTTAACCAACAAGACTACAAGTTTATCCGACAAAGACTATCTGCCCTAGGAGCTTCTAGACTTAATGCTGAGTTACAAAAACTTGCTGAGTCTAAGGGTGCTGATTCAATCATTTCTGCTACAAAGAAAAGACTTATCTCAGCAGATGAATACCTTGATGTAGTCAATAAGTTAGGTAATGAAGATACCTTCCAAAATCTTGTAAACTCAATCATTACACCTAGACAAGCTATTGCCAACTTAAAAGAAACAATATCAAACCTTCTTGTGTTTGATGATATTGATGAGGAGGGTAATGCTAAACCAGGAGCACTTAACCAAGTATATGTAGCAACTCGTGACTTTATCAAGGGAATTACAGAAATTGTAGGTACTGAGAAGTTTAAAGAGTATGTAACTAGACTAGGTAATGCTATTGGTGGAACAATCCAACAAGTAAACCAGTTTGGTTCTGCTTGGAAGTTAGCCTTTAGTAAACAGTTCACAGATGGAATTGAGCATTTTGCTAAAGCCTTCAACGAAGGTGTGAAAGGGTTAGATGTAGGTACACAGTTCTTTAATGTCACTAAGTCATTCCTAGGAGTGCTTAACAATACAGGAAGACAGTTTGGTACTTTTGTAAGAGACATTGTGAAGAGTGGAGCAGAGCTTGTAGAAAGTCTTGCTAAACTAGCATCTCAAGCAATTACTGGAGGAGCTTTAAGGGTATTATCAGGTATAGTTGATATTTACAACAATATTGCTAAACTAGCTGTAAACTCAGAAGCTATTCGTATTGTATCATCCTTATTCCTACAAGTTACAGATACCATAAATACTGTAGTTAAGTCTATTAACCCTTCTAATGTAACTGCAATCCTTACAGCCTTAAAAGGCTTTGTGGGTAGTGTTACATCTACTGTAGCTAAGATTGCAACTAAGACTAATATCTTTAATGAATTAACTAACGTTGTTAAAGGTGTCTTAGAGGCTCTCTCAGACATTGTTTTACAAATCAGTACATTTAGACCATCTCAAGTAAATAGTGTGCTACAGAGCTTGAGAAAGGCTATTTTGGGTATTGTAAACAGCCTTAAACCTTTAATTGTTGAATTAGGTAGAGGAGCACTCAATGTCCTAAGTTCTGCAAGTGGTCAAAACTTCTTTAGTGCCCTACAAGGATTCGTTAAATCTGTTGTGGAGATGATTAGGTCTATTCTAATCTCTATCGGAGGTTCTGTAGAAGGAGGACTTAAGTCTATCCTAAACTTCTTTACTCTAATAGTGAACACAGCTTCATCTATTGCTAAAGTCTTTGGAGGAATAGGTAAATACCTTATTGCAGGAGCATTAGTTACTAAGTTCCTTACATGGGCTACAAGTATCATCTATACACTTTCTACTGTGGCTACAGCTATGAATACTGTGAGTGGTGGTAGAGTAAATCCTTTAGGTCTTGCAGGAGCTTTTGGTACTGACACCTTGATGAGACAAGGTATTACTTCTAGAGGAGTAAACACTTCTGTAGCTTATTCAGGAATGTCAAGAGTTGCTAGAAATGCACCTGCTAACAGTCCTTATGGTCTGTCTAGAGTTTCAAGAAATAAAGCTAAAGCAGGAGCTAGAGCTAAAGGTCTTGGTTTACTAGGTGCACAGATTGCTGTTGACTCTATAAATGGAGCAGTACAGAACTCTGACTTAGGTCAAGGTTGGAAAGATGCAGGTAATGTTCTTTCAAGTACAGCTTCGTGGGCTTCTACAGGAGCTTTGATAGGTAGTGTTGTTCCTGGACTGGGTACTGGACTAGGAGCAGGTATAGGAGCTTTAGTAGGTTTAGGAGCAGGTTTGTTCGGTGTGTTCAATGACACTAAAGAACGTGAAAAGCTTAAATCTGAAGCTGAGAAACAAGCTAAAGATGAAGCTAAAGAGCTTTACCTTCAGAAAGCACAACAGTTAAGACAAATTGCTCAAGAGAATAAGGAAATTAGAAACCAATTCTTTAAAACACTAACAAAAGATAGTAGTATAGTTGACCAAATTGCAGGAGCAAACTCCTTAATTGAAGCTGTGAAGAATAACAGTGGAGGTACTATTACAACAGCACTTAAAGAACTTGGGGTAGAGACTTCTAAAATTCCTCAGAATATCAATGATACCTTTGTGAAAGTAGGAGACCAAATTAGGTCATGGAAAGACCTTAAAGAAGAGACAGGGCTTAATGATGAACAACTCCTAAACTCACTCAAACTAGCTAAATCAGCTATTGGTGAGAAGTATCTAGAGCTTGTTGATGAAACTGGTCAGACTGTTATTCAGAAGATGGAGACACTCAATCCAGGAGAACAGCATAGACAATCATCCAATACAGATACCTTTAAAGGTAAGTTAGAACAGATTGGTGCTAAACTACAAGAGGGTAGAGAACTCATCTTCAAAGACATTTCTTCTATCACAGATGAACTTAAAGCTGTTATTGAAAGTAGCAGTTACGGTACTAGTGAAGAAAAAGCTAATGCCCTTAAGGAAATTCTTGAGAAAGCAGGCTTTGACACTACTGAGTTTGTCAAGATGTCTATTAGTGACAGAATTGATAAGGTTAAAGCTCTTGTTGGTGAAGGAGAACTCTTAGGAGGTACTGCTGATACACAATTTGCTAAAGTCAAAGAAGAAATTCAGACTAAGATTGCTGATTATAGTGATTCACTAGGTAATGTTCTCAATAGGATTGGTAATACTCAGTTAGATGGGTTCAACAATGTCCTTAAGGAAGCTGAAAAAATCAATAGTGAAGGTGGAGAGAAAGCTGACAGTAGTAGGATTTTAGCCTTTAAGAACTCTGTTGAGAAGATGATTAAAGATGGTTACCTTAAGACAGATGAAGCAACTAAGCTGTTTGAACTTGCAGGTATCAAGGATGTTAGTGTAGAACAGACTAAGACTGGTGCTATAACCTTCAAGAAAACTATTGAAGAGTTTATCCAAACAGGTACTAGAAAGATTGAGGGTGGAGCTTACGGTGTTAAGGAAGTTCCTTTCACTGAAATTCAAACTAGAGAACTATTTGAGAGTGCTCAGAAACTTAAGTCTACAATCCAACAACACATTGAATCAGCTATTGCTAAAATGGATGAGGCTATTGCACAAGCTAAGGCTTCTAAGGATTGGGATGAGGTAAACAGCCTAACAAATGAGAGAAGACTTGCTGAGTATGCTAAGTATAGACAGTCAGGAGGTATTATCCCTGAATACCACTCTGAAGGACTTCCTGTAGGAATTAACTGGAAGAGAAGAGGTACTGATACTGTACCTACAATGCTTACTCCTGGTGAGTATGTACTTCGTAAAAAGGCTGTTGATAGCCTAGGTACTAACTTCCTAAATAACCTTAACAAGTTTGGTGTGAATGCCTTGCAAAGTGTTGGTAAATCTACTATAATTAACAATATATATAACACAAATAATGCCAAAATAAGCCAAAATATTGACAACAAATCTCAATATCTAAATGGTATGTTTGGTGTGGATAAATTGATGAGGTATGTTTAATGACTAGATGTGATGAAAACTTCACAAAGCCTAAACGATACATCCAATTTAATGACCTAGTGTTCCTCGGTAGAAAGTCTATTGATGAACAATCAGAAAGCATTAGTTTGCGTGAGAATAAAACCTCACGCACTTTTGCTAATGGGTCTTATGTTGGTAATGTGTCTAATAAATCACTGATTGATAGCAACACTATCTCACTTAAAATTGCCTTAAGGACTAATACATGGTCTGAGGAGCATATTCAATCTCACTATGACTTTATCATGGAACAACTACTAACTCCTGGTAAGCTATGGGCTATTAACACAGGACTACAGCTTGTGTGGTGTAATGCCTATGTAACCAGCATCCAACCAAGTAAAGAGTGGGTTGTTACAGATGAAGATTACCTTGTATTTAGGGTTGAGTTTGATAACCCTGATGGTGTATGGTATAAGGCAGATGAAGCAAAGACTTACCTAGAGCCATTTGAAAACTGTGACTTTCTAGACATGAAGGCTAGTTGTGTAGCTAAGTCAAGACATTGCTGTAATAGTCTACCTAACTGTAACAACATCTGTGAATGTTGTGAGAGTGATTGCCCTGACTTGGATGGTATGATTGACTTCTGCTCTGCTCAGAACAACCTTAGCTTCATCAATGACTTCTTCAATGAGTGTAATTCTAGTTGGAGAGTTGTGTATAACTGTTCTAAGGGTAAATCATGTAGAAGCCTTAAGGACTTCTACAAACACACTGTCTGTGATAACTGTGTAAATGAGGTTATGAATGGTCATTTTATCTCAGATACAGTAATTGATAGCCACAGATGGAGCTTTGCCTTAGATGGTGAGTTCAAAGACCCTGTAGTAAGGATTAACAATATTGACTTCAAGATTAAAGGTGAATATAAAGGAGTCCTTACAGCTAATTACAAAGGTGAAATTAGATATGCTAAGTCTTGGGAATGTCTTGAGTTTAGCTACAAGGAAGTTTCACTATCAGTGCTAACTATCTGTGCAGAAATGCCTTACATTAAGAAAGGTCTTAATGATGTATCAGTTAGTGGAATAACTAGTGAAAATGCTTGCTTATTTATTGATTATGAAAGTGTGACTGTGTGATAGGATATATTGAGAACTCCGTAAGTTCAGGACTAGGCTCTGCTATTATAGCTAGAGAAGACTTCTTAGGTGATATTGGTATAGAGTTTTCCCTTATGGAAGTTCCCTCTATCCAATTAACTCTACCAATCAGATACTCTAAAATGATGAATGGTAATACCCATATTGTCATTAAGACTGATGATTGGACTTATAGAGGATATGCAGGAAAGAAAGTAAACAACTTTAAAGATATGACTGTGACAGTAGATACCTCTCATGTGATAGGTAGACTAGGTAAGAGAACACTTCCTACCAATGTCACAGTAAAAGCTCGTTCAGTAGTATCTGCTGTAACACAAGCTCTAGGGTATTGGCAAGGTGAAGACCACAAGGATGACCTTCTGAATGACTTTAAGGTTGAATACCTAGATGACTATGCAGAAAAGAACTTGATTGAGTATGAGTTCTCTAATGAGTCATTCTTAGAGTTCCTTACTAAGATTTGTGAAAAGACAACAGCACTTTATTGGAGGGTTAGTAAGTATGACCCTTACCTAATACAGTTTGGTATCTTTGGTACAAAGAAGGACATACTAATCAATGAATATAACTACCTTATCTCTTTAGATGATGTAGAGGAAAACTATGAAGACACAGTGAATATTGCTGTGGCTATGTCAGATAAGTCTGATAGTGGAGCTAGTTCCCTTACCCTTAGAGACATCTTCCATAACCCTAGATTTATGCTAAAAGGTTTCCCTGTTATTAAGACAGGTAACAAAGTAAACTCTCAACGCTATTATGATTACCCTCAATTACCTGTGTTTGCTCCTGAGATTATAGGAGATGAGTTCGCTGTACTTGATGAAGAAGGTATAGCACTTGAAGCAGGAGAACTTTATTGGGGTACTGTGACAGACAATGATACACAGTCAATAGCAGAAGATAATAGGGAAATCACTGATTCTGATAGACTTAAAGCAACAGAGCAACTTTACCGAACAGCTATCAGAAGACTTATCAATTCACGTAGAAAAGTAACTTATGACATTACTATTGAGCCTCTTAAGCCTAGAGCTATAGATGTAGGTGATAGGGTAATGTTCACACTAAATGCAGGTGTTTGGGAACTTACAGCTTGTACTAAGTATTATGAGAAAATATTAAAAGAAAGTGATTGGTTCTTTGTGACACACATTTCTGATATGTATTCTGTAGGAGATGCTCATGTACAAAAGCTAAAACTTTCTAAATACCTATACAGTGATAGAGATATTACAGTAAACCAATAGGAGGTCTTATGTCAAGCAACTACATAAAACTAGTAAATTCTGTAGCTAGAACTAAGGCTAGAGTAATTCAACAGTCTAAACAGCGTAGAGGAGGTGTAACTGACCTCTATGCCCTTGACTATGTATCAACTTTCTCAACAGCTAAATCTTGTGCTCCTTATGGTGATAAGGATGATGATGAGAAGGAATCAAAGGATGTTCAAGGAAGAATTAAGCAGTTTGTGAAAGCTATCAAGAAAGAGATACCTGATGCTAAGGTAGAGGGTATATCTGCTATTATTGGTTACTTTGGTATTGAAAGTAATGTAACAGCTAAACGTTATGAAACTGACTATCTTACTGATTATGCCTTTGACAAGATGAAGGAAGAGCCTACAGCAGAAAACCTTGTAGGTAGTTGGGGTGCTTTTCAAGCAATGTACCCTAATCAGGAATTGTATGAACCAGGCTATAATGTAGATGGTAAACACTGGATTGGTGTAGGTCTAGGACAATGGACTGGTGTGAGATGTAAAGCCTTATTTGACTTTGCTAAGAAGGATGGTAGAAGAAATATCTTCACCTTTGGTACACAGTTCAAGTTCATGCTATCTGAAGAAGGGCTTAATAACGTGGTAAAAGAGGTTGCATCTAGCAGTAATAGTATAGATGACCTTACAGCACGATTCCTCAAAGATTGGGGAGGAGTTCCAGGTAATAAGTTAGCAGACCGTATTGCTTTTGCCAATAAGCACAAAGACTTTATTAAATCTGTGCTAGATGGGGTAGACACATCTAAGGAAGAGGACAAGAAGAATCCTGAAGACACAGTGCCTATCAATAAGAACTCTAAATCAGCATCCTTCCGTGTGCTAGTTCCTTCAGACCTTGATAGATTCCAAAGATGGTTCTTAAAGTTCATTGTAGAGCAAGATAAAAGCGCTTGTGAAGGTAAAGTAAATCCTCTAACAGATGTACACTTAGTTGTATCTGCTAAGAATGAACGTACAGGAGATACAGCAGAGATTGAGCTTACTGAGATTTTCAGAAGACAATGGGGATGTAACTGGATTGGTGATGATTCTAGTGGAGAAGGTATTTTCCCTAACAACAAGCCTTTAGAAGGTTATGACCTAATGTACTCTGCATGGTATCTCAATAATGCACAAAGAGATGCACTATTCAGCGCAGGAGAGAAAATCTTTACTGTGTATGCTTTAGGGGAAGCTAAGATTACACTTAGAAATTTCCTTAAGTTCAGTCATATAAACTAGGAGGGGTTATGAGCCTATATGGTACACATAAAAATGTGGTATTCAGGAAGAACCATAGAGAGGTAAAGCAGTTTAAGCTAGAACAACATCTACTTAAACACCCTACTGATTACCAGTCTGTGATTGCTAATGAAAAACTAAAGAGTGAAATATTCTACCTTGAGTACAGACTCAAAGAACTTGTTAAGGAGATGGAACTAGATGGTGAAGCGTATTAGAAAAGACCTTGTTCAGCGTATGGAGAACAGAATCATGGCTGAGCATATTGTAGAGGAATTTGTTAGACAACTCATTCATACTAATGATAGAGGAGGAGCTAAGGAATTTCTAGACACAGAGGACTTCTATCTCAGACTAGAGGAAAAAGAGGTTTATTGCTTTAGAAAATCCAATGTTATAAGGCTAGATGGAGAAGAGTTTTACTACGATTTTACCTATCTAACTAATTTGTGTTTGGGTTTACTAGAGGATAAATTTTAGGTATAATTATTATGACAAATGCTTATAAAGTTGCTCAACAATACGTAGGGCAATGCCTTGATTATGATGGAGCATGGGGCTATCAGTGTGTAGACTTAGTGTTATTTGTCTCCAAGCAGTTTGGATTTGAATTGTGGGGAGATGGTAACCAAATAGGTACTATAGGAGACCTATCTAACTTTGCAGATATTATCCCTTACTCAGAAGGTATGACATTGCAAGTAGGTGACATAATTTCTACTGATGATGAACCTGGTGCTGAGGGTCATGGTCATGTCTTTGTCTATGGTGGTGGTGAGTTATCAAATGCTCTTGTTATAGAGCAGAATGTACGAGGTTCATGTACTATTGAGCACAGAAGGGCTGTTGTAGGGTATGGTAATAGAATCCTTAGAGTGGTTCGTATTAAAAGCCAAGATAACTACACACCTACTGATTCTGATGGAGCATTGATAGGTAATGCAAAGGAATCAGAAAAGTTTGTTGCTAGAGACTTCTTTGAAATCACTTGTGATAAGGTAGAGGGAATAAAATCCCCTGGTGATACCACAGTGATAGAGACCTTCTATAAGTGTAACAAGGTATCAGGTAAGATAAATGGTGAATGGTTAATCTATGATAAGTATGATAACTCTGTAGCCTATATTCCTGTGTCTTGTGTGAAGAAGCTAGATGACTATTCTACCACTAAGAAGGAAGAAAAGAAGAAGTATGATAAGCCTAACGGATATGATTGGTTTACAGATAAGACTAGTGATGGTTTAGACCAATCAGGAACACAAAAGATTTACTCATTAGCTCAGTTTATCTCTCTAGGAAGAATAAAGGAAGCTAACTATGAGTGGACTTACTCATCAGGAGACTCATTCCCTAGCAATGTAAATGTGTTAGGAAAAGGTTATAATGCCTATGGGTTCTTGTCTGATGGAGATGGTAATTTAATTATGTCAGCACCAAGTTCCTTTGGTGATGTCATTGGTAAGGTCTACAATACCCCCTTTGGGTTTAAAGGTAAAGTGTACACAACAAATGAGAAGACATCCTTTGATGTCTATGTGAGGTAAAAATGGTATATACATTAGACAAAGCAGACCAAAGATGTGATGTTACTTATGTCGATTGGTCTAAAAAGTATTCACCTATCCCTAAAGCAACTTGTGAGATGATTCAACCTAAGTGCTCTAGTGGTGGAGGTGGTTCTTATGATGATTCAGTAGAACTTAAGTGTGAAGACCTTAAGAAGCTAATTCATGGTGAGGATAAGCCTAAAGAAGATAAACAAAAAGAAGATACTCCAAAGGAAGACAAGCCTCAAGAAAATAAACCTAAAGAGGATGAAAAGCCTAAAGAAGAGGAAACACCTAAAGAAAATGAACCTGCTCCTTCACCTAAAGTAGATGAAAACCCTACAGAACCTACTCCTGAGCCTCCTGTTACTGATACACCTAGAGAGGATACACCTACAGAAGGTAATACTTCTGACCATTTAGGTGATACACCTACTGGAGATACCCCAGAGGTAAATCTTCTAGAGCTAATGCCTAGAGTAGAGGATAAGTTCTCTAAGGTTTATTTCAATGGGAATAGTGTAACATCTGTGGGAGAAGATAGTCCTGAAGAAAAAGTTGCTTTTGAAAATAAGATAATCACAAAACTTAAAGGTAAGTTACCTGAAGGGGCAGTAGTAGAAGCTGTACTGAGTGAGCCTTTCTTCAAAGGAGGAAGTGAGTTTGTTACAGATAAGACTAACTATACTCTCCATGTTAGAGTTACTCTTAAAGGGAAAGTCTATGAGCAAGAGTATAATGTACCTAATGAAGCTTTTGCAGTTCCTATTGATAGCATATAGGAGGATATATGGATAGACTAATTGTTAGATTGCTAGAAAACCAAGCAGTAATGTCAGCTATTACTTTACTGATTACAACTGCTTGTGGTCTAGGGGTTGCTTATCTTGCACAGAAAAGAGAGCAACTAATTGAATTAAGTAAAGGGGTTAAACGCTCTAGTATTCGTTCAGAATACCTTCAAATCTATAACTCACATGACTTTACTGTGACTGAGAAATGGGAAATGACAAGACCTATTGTAAGTGAATATTTTGACAACCTCCAAGGTAACCACTATATTCATGGATTAGATGAGAAGCTAGAAGCATTATATGAAAAGGAGAAACAACGTGGTAAACATAGAAACTCATAAGATTAGATGGAATACTCCACAAGTAGGGTATGAGCCTTATAGACAAGTTCATGCACATTCTACAGGGAATAAAAATTCTACTGTGGATAATGAAGCAGACTACCATTTAAGAAGACCTATTGAATCAGGATTCTTCACACACGTTGTGGGTAATGGTAGAGTATTACAGACAGCTCAAACTAACCGAGGAAGTTATGATGTTGGTGGAGGATGGAACGCAGAGGCTTACGCTTCTGTTGAGTTGATTGAAAGTCACCAAACTGAAGAAGAGTTCCTTGTGGACTACAAATTGTATGTTGAACTCCTCCGTGAACTTGCAGTAGAAGGTGGAATTCCTGTAACATTAGATACTGATGATTTAGCAGGTATTAAAACCCATTACTACTGTACTTACCATCAACCAAATAATAATTCAGACCATGTTGACCCTTATCCTTACTTAGAAAGTTGGGGTATCTCTAAAGCTCAATTCAAGAGAGATATTGAGAATGGTATTGGAGCTACTGAGGGATGGAAAAAGAACTCTACTGGATGGTGGTATCAATATGCTGATGGTTCTTACCCTAAGAACAGATTTGCTAAGATTAAAGATGTGTGGTACTACTTTGATGGAAGTGGTTACACATACTCTAACAAGTGGATTAAACATTCAGATGGATTCTGGTACTATCTAGCTGAAGATGGTGCTATGGTAAAAGATGGATGGAAGAAAATCAATAACAAGTGGTATTACTTCCTTAAAGAAGGGGCTATGAAAACTGGATGGCTTATAGACAAGGAAAAATGGTACTACCTAGATGCTCAAACAGGTGAGATGAGAACTGACTACATGGTTAAAGGTGCTAATGGTTGGTATTACCTAGATAAAGATGGTGTAATGGTAACTGACAAAACATTTACTGTGTCTGATAAAGGTGTCATTGTTACTGAAGTAAAGGAGAATAAATGACAAAGGTAAAAATGGAGCTTGATTGCTTAAAAGACCTCTTGAAACGTGAGCCTATTGTTAAGGTTGTAGAAGAGCTTCCTAATAAGGAAACTGCTGACCTTAACTATATCTATGTCGTTCCTAAAGATGGAGAAGGCAAAGATACTAAGGCTTATGTATTAAGACCTGATAGAAGTGGGTTTGACACTATTGACCTTACTCCACAACTAGTAAATGTAGTCGGTGAAGGTTATATCACTGTGGAAAAAGAAACACTTAATGAAAATGGTGATGTAACTTTCACAGTAAAAACAAATGAGACTTTGAAAAGCTTATTAGACTCATTAGGTACTAAGAATGATGAGCAAGATGGTAAGCTTACTAATCTTACTGATAGAGTAGTAGCTCTAGAAGGTAAAGAAGATAAAGATACTATCTACAATGATACAGAGGTTAAACAAGGTATCAAAGCTAATGAGAGTGCAATCCAAGGAGTTGAGGGTGACTTAACTGCTCTCAGAACGCACACAGACTCTCGTCTTACAGCTTTAGAAGAAAAGGTAGACAATGACACTATCTATGATGATACAGAGCTTAAGAATAGAGTTAAAGCATTAGAAGATAAACCTGAACCTCCTCATGAAACACACCTATTCTATGCTAAGGGTGATATTATAGGTATTGGTACTGAAACTGATATAAGAATTACAAGGGATGAACTTGTTAATGCTGATACTATCAAAGTAGGAGATACAGTAGTAGACCATTATTGGGATAATAAAGTCTTCAATACTGGTATGTTTAAAGTAGTTTCTATAGATGGGGATAACATTGTCTTAAATGGTATCAATAACATCAATTACAAACACCCTAAACAAGAACTCACCTTAACAGGAAATGAATTGTCTATCTCAGATGGTAATTCAGTTACACTACCTAGTGGTACTGTGTATGATGATAGTGAGTTGAATGGAAGAGTCACTACACTAGAAAACAAGACTGATAACTTTGTGTCAAATGTAGGAGTATCAAGAGAAGGTAACACAGTAAAACTAACTTACACTATGGTCAATGGTGACAATAAGGAAGTAGAATTTACTGATAATGATACTGTTTCTATGGCTTATGATGACAGTGCTTTAAGAGGAAGAATTGAAGCATTAGAAAAGAAACCTGACAAAGACACTGTGTATAATGACTCAGAACTAAAGGAACAAGTAAATGACCTAGGAAGTTCTGTTGCTAGTGCTCTACATGACATTAGTGAAATTAGGGTAAACAATGAGCAAAGACTTAGTGCTCTTGAGTCTAAGGAAGACAAGGATAAGCAAAAACTTTCCCTTGAAGGAAATACCTTAAGCATCTCTAATGGTAACTCAGTGGAGCTTCCTACAGCTCCTACAGCTAAGCCTACAAAGGTCACAACTGATTCAGAAGGGGTTACTGTTACACACACTGAAACAGAAGAGTCTAACACTTATAATGTAAACATTGACCATGCTCTTGAAAACTACTATGACAAATCAAAGACATACACTAAAGGGGAAGTTGATGAGATTGTATCTAAACAAGAGGCTAAAGCAACTGACATTACAGTTTATAGAGGACAATTTACCAACAAAGAACTTGTAATGGAAGGTACTAATGATACGGATATTTCTCCTAGAATCACCCTAACTTACTCTAGTAGTACAGGTGTAGGTATTCTGAAAGTAGACTTTAAGATTCTTAAGGCTGTAAGTCAAGGTATGACTATTGCTAAACTTCCTGATAATGCTCCTACACCTGCTGAACTCATAGAGTCACAAGTATGGATAGGTAATACCTATACAACAATTTGGATTGATAAGGGAGCAAGGGTAATCAGAATGTATGCTACATCAAACACTGAAATCTTTAACAAACGTATCATCATTAACATCCCTGGTATCTTTAAGAAATAATGAGGTAACATAATGAAATTGAACAATGAAGTATATGATATCCTAAAATTCATTGTTACAACAGCACTCCCTGCATTTACAACATTTGCAGGGGTTGTTGGTGTTCAATTAGGATATGACATGACAACACCTGTTGTTATTTTAACTGCCTTAGATACTTTCCTAGGAACACTTATTGGTCTTTCAAGTATCTCTTACAAAAAAGAAAATGAGTAACTAACATGGCAGATAACTGTTTGAGCAAAAACTGTGAATGTGAGAAAGTTGAGCCAAGACCAGAGAACTGTACCAAGTTACTAGAATTAAATGACCTGAAGATTAGACCTGCCATGAGGAAAATTTCAACCTCTGACTGGTGTAATCTTCCAGAGGCAATTAGACAAGCTTTCTATGGGGTATGGTGTGTAATCAAGAACATTGTAGGATTCTTGTGTCATATTATTAGAAAATTGGAATGCCTAGAAGAGAAAGTAGACAACCTGTGTGAAGTTGCTCAATGTCAAAATGAACTAATCAAGGAAATGGTAGAGAAAACAAAGGAAAACATGCTTAAAAATATTACATTTAGTATGCGTTCTAAAGGCTCTTCTGTTGAGATTCATGGTGCAACTACCTATACTGATATTCAGACAGCTAGTGATGGAACATTTAATCTTAAATGGAACATGGTGTGGCAAGGTCTAGAGCGTGGTGTAGGTACTCTATCAGGTAAGATTATACAAATCAATACCCTAAATGATGATAGCTCTATAAACTCCCATGTTTCAAGAGTACGTTTTGAGGGTATTACTTATCATGGTTATGGTGGAACATTCCCTGAGCAAGCTAGTTTCTCTATTAAATCTTCCAATGGACGTACACACTTCTCTAGAACGTATGATGTAGGCTCTGACTGGACTGCATCTGTTGAGGATTTAGTTATAGAGAAGGACTTCTTATTCCAACCTAAACAGTCTACCGTTGTAGAGCTATTTAACACAGCAGATGAGTGGACTAAAGCAAACACTTATGGTAGTGTAGAAGCAACTTACACTAATGAGAATGAAGTTAGACCTCAACCTAAGTTCTGTGAAGTTAAGTGTGATAAGTGTTAGGAGGTACTATGTCAAGTTGTAATTGTAACTGCAAAGACAGAAAGTTTAATGGTAAATGGTGTGACAACAATGAAGAACAGAATGACATTAAACGAGCTGGTGATATTGTAAAAGACTCTGAGCAGTGTGACATTATTTCTAACACTGAAAGAGGAATACACCTAGTTTGGTGTAGATTAAGAGAAATCATTATCACTATCTGTGACATCTTTAAGCGTTTAGCTAGGTTACAGAAAAAGATAAAATACTTATGTGAAGTACAGAAGTGCCTTAAGAACAACATAGAGGCTTTTGGTATTCCATACACATGTAAGACATTTAACTGTGATTTTGATTGTTTAGGAGATAACTAATGGCAGATTGCGTAAATTGCAAGTGTGCTGACATTGTTGTTGGTAAAACAGCATGTAAGTCACTAAAAGCACAAAATGATGATGTAATAAAACAACATGCCCTAGTCCTTAGAGACACACAACTGTGTGATATTGTAGACCAAACAGCTAAGTTTGCCTACTCACAGTGGTGCTTTAATAAGAACATGTCTAATCAGCTATGTTGGATTGCAGAAAATATGGGTGGAGGTAACAACTCTGCCCTTGAAGCTGAAAATGCAAAACTAAAAGCCACACTACAGAAGATTATTGATAACCTTCAAGCTAGTGGAGCTTGGCAAGGTGGACTAGATGGAGACTTTGTACCTAACCGAAACATTGCTACAGGTAACATTAACCTCTTTGGTGGAGCTACAGATGGAAGCTCGTTCATTAGAACTAACAATGGAAGTACAGAGAATGACTTAGCAGGAGGAATTGGATAATGAGTTGTTATTCTTGTGGAGGAAATCCAAACACATTTTGTAGAGATTGTACCTACCCTAAAGACACTTGGATTGCTCCTGTGGATAAACTACCTGATACTTTCATGGGTGATTTTGACCACTTATTCAGAACTCCTGATGGTAATCTATATGCACTAGCTCCTGAGAGAGATAGATGGATTCGTGTCAATGGAGAAGCAGGTAACTCTGTTTCTTACAATGACACAGAACTAAAGAAAAGGATTACAGCCTTAGAAGGTAGAACAGATAATTTTGTATCAGGTATTGGTGTTTCTAGGGAAGGTGGTAAAGTTAAGCTTACTTACACATTTATTGATGGTACTCACAAAGAGGTAGAATTTGAAGATAAAGACACTAAGTCTATTGCCTATGACGATTCTGCTCTTAAAGCTAGAGTATCAGCTCTTGAAGGTAGACAAGATAGGGATACTATATATGATGATACAGCACTTAAGGCAAGGGTAAAAGCTTTAGAAGACAATCCTACTCCTACAATTCCAAAAGAACCTGTTCACAGATTTTACAATGGTGATATTCCAGGAGCAGGTAATCCTTCTGATATAAAGACTGTGAGCAAAAATAACTTCAGAAATCCTGATGGAATTAAAGCTGGGGATACACTAGAGGATTTTGCTACAGACTCTAATAGTGTTAGTAGAGGTATTTGGAAGGTATTAGAGGTTGAGGGAGATAATGTAAAAGTACAAGGTATTGGTAATTATTTCACTAACCTACGTAAGAACTTAAATTACAATCCTGACACAAAACAATTATCTATTGATGGTGGTAACACAATCACTTTACCTAGTGACAAACAAACCATCTCTAAACAAGGTAATAAACTCATTCTATCTAATGGTGGAGGAGAAGTTGACTTACCACAACCAAACAATGCAGTAGCTTATGACGATAAACCTTTACGTGATAGAGTAACTGCTTTGGAAGGAAGAAGAGACAACGACAACCAAACTCTAACACTTAATGATAGAACCCTATCAATTTCAAATGGAAATTCAGTGACACTACCAAGTGATAAGCAAACTATTTCTAAGCAAGGGAATAAGCTTGTGTTATCAAATGGAGGGGGTGAAATTGATTTACCTACTCCAAAAGACTCTGTGCCTTATGATGATACAGCATTGAGAAATAGGGTTAAGGCTTTGGAGGATAAACCTGCTCCTGCTAAACAAAAATTATCACTTTCAGGAAATACACTATCTCTTACAGATGGTGGCTCTGTTACACTACCAGACAATAACCAACCTGTGCATAGATTCTATGATGGAGATATTCCAGGTAGGGCTGATACCAACACAGTGAAAACTGTGCCTAAAACAGGATTTAGAAACCCTGATGGTCTTAAAGTAGGTGACACAGTAGAGGACTACTGGTCTGACAGAAATACTATCAATAGAGGTATATGGAAAGTCACAGAGATTAGTGGTAATAATGTTAAGGTACAAGGTATTGGTAACTATGATGCTAATATCAGAAGAAACCTATCATTTAATGCTAACACAAGAACTCTAACTATTGATGAGGGTGGTAGTGTTACCCTTCCTAATGACAAACAAACACTATCTATCAGTGGAAACACTTTGTCTATCTCAAATGGCAACTCTGTGAATATTCCACAACCAAACCTTAGTGGTTATGTTCCTATAGCTGAGTATAACAAACTAAAGGGTGCATTAGAGAAATTGCTTACTGACCTTAAAGGTTCAGGTGCTTGGAGACAGACTGGCTCTACTGTGTTTGAAGGAGAACTTTACCCTAACAGACATGTAGCCACAGGTAACATTAACCTCTTTGGTGGAGCTACAGATGGAAGCTCGTTCATTAGAACTAACAATGGAAGCACAGAAAATGACCTTGCAGGAGGTATTGGTTAATGGCTAGTTGGAAGGATGGTAAGGGTCTTTATACCTGGGGTACATATAGTAACCGAGGAGACCATACCAAAATTTATGTAGTTGGTGGGCCTGGAGGTGGTGACAGTAACTACTTCTATATCTCTAATGAAGAAATGCAAGCTCTTAGAGCTAGAAACTATGGTACAGGGGTTCACTTTTGGTGGGAGGGTAGTACACTAAAAATCACAATCAACTTGCTTATCCTTACAGCAAGAGATGATTACAGAGTTCTTACTGGTGAAAGGGTTAAATATGTTGGTGATAGTAGTGCTGACTATAACTTCTTTGCCAATATCCAATACCAAACTAGGGATGGTCAATGGCATAAGCTAGGAGACCACTTAGTAAACACTCACTATGGTGGAGAGCCTATCTACCCTAAAGAAGGATGGGATACTCAGAAATCAGGTTATCTATGGAATACATTCTCCTTCCCTGATATCAACATAGATGATGTTAAGCAATTCTCTCTTGGTATTCATGGTGACTATGATGAGGTAGGTAACTGGGTTTACTATCCTATTGAAAAGATTAAACCTACACCTAAGAAAGTTAATCTTAGGGTAAAATATGTTGATGCTGAGACAGGTAGAGAGCTTGCTTCTCCTATTGTGTACAGCCTAGATGCTGGTACTAGTCATAGAGAAGATGCTAAAGACATCCAAGGATACACTCCAAGACAGACATTCTTCCAACTCAATATCAATGAGGACACAGAATTTACTTTCCACTACTATAGGAATAGAGAGTATAGAGATGTTACTGTTGAATATGTAGAGGAAGGAACTGGAAGAAAACTAAAAACTGATACAGTTATGACTAGGCAAGAGGTAGGTACTAGTGTAAGTGCTCCTGCTCAACCTATAGAGGGTTATCACCCAGATAGTTCATTTAAGACTATCTTGGTAAATAAGGGAACTAATGTCATTAGGTTTATCTACTCTAGAAATATCACGTATATCAGACCATGGGCTATTAGAAAAGCAGGTGTGTGGAAGTCATTCACCACTAATAGCACAAACATGATTAAGCGTGTAGGAGGTTCTTGGAGTAGGAAAGATACTTCAATGGATTCTTCTCTAGCAGGAAGAGATAAGTCACCTAGTGATACTAATGGCAATAAGTCTGCAAGCTATATTCGTAAAAGTGGTAACTGGAAGAGACAAGGAAAGATAGGTAGCTAATGGTAGCAACTGATAAGAAAGAAACAAAGCTAAATGAAGCATCCTTCACCAGCTATAAAGACAATGCAAAAGACCATTGTTGGTATGATAGCTGTGACTGTGATGATGTTATGGTAGCTGACTGTAATGCTCTTGTGGAGGAAAATAACAAAGGAGTAGGTAGATTCGCTTGTATGGCAGAATCACAAAAATGCTATAATCCTAAGTTCTTTAGCTCCTTCATTAAGAAGTTAGCTTGTCAGCTTAACCACTACATTGAAAACATCTGTGCCTTATGGGATATGGTTCAGTGTATGGGTGAATACCTAGCAACTATTGGAGATATGGGTACAGTTCAAGTAAACTATGCTAGAAACTCTGCTGTATCTTCTGCTACGTTCCTATACCCTATCACAAAAGAGTATGATGTATCTCTTTACATGGACTCAACTACAGGTGTTGACTTTGATAGTGATGACAAACGTAGAAAGCTTACAGACAGAAAGTATAGAGTATACATTAGATGGTGTGCTGATGGTACAACACTTAAAGCCAATGAAGACAACACAATGCAGTTTGTGGTATATCACAGTGGAGAAAACTACACAGATGATATGCTTAAACAGCGTTCAGTCCATTGGCAAATGACAGGAGTTACTGATGGTGCTATGGAAATGAGTGACACACTTATTATTCCTGAAGGACAGTATCTAAAAGTTAGAGTAGTTCCTGACAACAATGCAAGTGGAGTATTTAGGGTTCACCAATTCAAGGTTGAATATGTTCCTGTGGTAGATGGTAAAGACTTACCTGACTGTCTCAAGTTCACAGAACAACCTAAGAATGATTGTGAATGTAAATAAAAAGAGCCTTAATTGGCTCTTTTCTTTTTATACTTTTAGTCCTCTACAAATGTATTCTACTTGTGAATCACCTATAAAATAGCATCTATTCTTAAATGGGTGACCTTTTTCCAACAATGCTAAAGCTGAGTGGTACACGCAACTTTCTACATCACTGATAAAAAGTCCATCTATTAAACCTCTTATTTTAAAGAATGTACCTTTATGGTAAGGATAAAGTTTTAGGACTGCCCTATTACTTGATACTACAGCTCTTTTTCTAGTATACTTATTGAGTTCTTCAACTGTAACCATAGATAACCCCCTATACTTTTAGACCTAGGGATTCAAATTTAACATAGTGTGGTAATATATACATTATCCTACTAATCCAAGGATGGTGATGTATAAGTACCTTTGACCCTGAGTGAAATAAATTAGGTACAGTACCTTCATCCCTAATGAAGAAGTCATGTATATGAGCACTAGTGCCTATGTAATAACCTTTGTTATATGGTGAATCTACAAGGGTAGCTCTTTTGATATACTCTACATGACCTTCAACTAGGTATTTTTCTATATCTTCAGCAGTAATCATACATGTAACCCCTTTGTGTGTTCCACCCTAATAAACATACCTCTGTGATTAGTGGTTAAAATATCACCAGTCTCATCAGTCTTGTTCACAAACCAACATCTACCATAAGCCCTTTTATCATCAAATATACCTTCATGGAAGTACATATCTTCTGTTAAAGATTCAGGGTCAATAACAGGTTTATCTGCTATGAATAAATACTTATCCCTACTTATGCCACCATCAAGTTCTACAAGAGTACCTTCTACTCTATCTGAGATATAGGGGTGATTAAGTGAGCCATAACCTACAGCTTTTGGAGTATATTTATTCCAACCTAAATTTATTTTCCATGTACTAAGAACACCATTACTAATCATTATTTCTTACCTCTTATATATCGTCCATATAGAGCTTGATTACCCTTAAGCCCTAAAGCCTTTTCAGTATAAGCAACAAAGCCTGTTCCTACCATTGTAGGGTATAGGCTATTTTGTTCTGCTCTAATGTTTTTACGCTTTCTACGTAGCTGTTTTTGCTTCTGTGGGTTACGTGTAGATGCAACAGCTTGACCTAGTTCAATATGTCTCTTCTCAAGCTGAATATATAGGTCAGAAGCCTTCTCAGGACTAATCTCCTTCACACCAGTCTTCATAATACCAAAGCTCCTCTCCATTACGTTTTAGGATAATGTCAACATCACCCTCATTAGTTCTTGTGTAATTTCTATCGTCACCAATCCATTCACGTACAAATTGGTTACGTAGAACATAACTATCCACCTCCACTGTGTGGTAGCAATTTCCTAGTTCATCAATCCTTTTCAGAATCCACTTCTTTTTTATAGTAGTCATACATGCTCCTTGCAATCACTAATCCATTTATTCTTCGTTTTACCTTTGAGTCTTCTCTTAGCCTAGTTAGGATACCTTTTTGGTTAAAGGTAAAGTACCGATAGCCTATTAGCATCTGTGTAACATCATGTGGTAGTATAAGCCTTTCCTTATTGTCAAGGAATCTTTGCTCAATATACCAATCCATGATTGTCTGTGTGAACTCCTTATAGGCTTTAGTTGAGTAGCTTCTTCCTGTAATCTGCTTATACATATCTCTAGCTGAATCAGGAACACAAGGGATAAAGTCAATTCTTACCTCTAACTCATTGATATAACTAAAGTCAGATGCTAGTTGATAAGCTGTAGCATACTTAATCCCATATACCTTCTCAAACTCATAGAAGTGTCTAGCAATCTCAGAAGTCTTCCATCTATAGAAGTTATCTTTAGGTAGCTTATCAAGGAAGTCACAAGCTACAGCTAGTAGAAATTCTCCTCTAGCTAGTCCTGTGATACCTGTCCTAGTTAGTGGAGTATGATACTTGTTTTCTACTATAGTTGTTTCCCTATTAAGGTACTTAGCTAGTTTATGTAAGTCTTGTAACTCAAATACCTCTTTCTTGTTAGAGTATCGTCTAACAATAGTAGTGTCTCCTACAAGCCTATAGATGAGCACAGTGAGCAGTTTATCCCTTAAGGGTACTGGATGATTATTAAGAGTTCTAATCATCACCTGTGACATGTCATCAAGGTATTTTAGGTTGTTAGGGTAGTGTCTACGTGCTAGAGGTCTATTATTCAGTTCTACAAGACCATACTTATGCTCAAAGGCATCTCTTCGCATAAGTATGTATTCTTTGAAAGTTGTAAGGTTTACTTGCATGTCTTCCTCCTAGGTATGCACAATGTCTTAGCTAAAGTCAGCAAAAAATGAAAATTTATAGAAAGGATAAAATAATTTATGAATATAGGCACGCTATTCAAACTAATGGAGATATATGAAACTAGACATTGTGCACACTTAGGAAGGAGCTATGCTCCTCCTAGAAAGGAATAAAAATACCATCAAGGCAAAAATCATGACCGAGGGAATTACCCTCACAGAAGTAATAAGTTGTTAGGGTTGTGATACTCCTATTTCATTTGGGAAAACACAAGAATACTATAGGATGCTGAAATATGTATGTGTTGTATGTTTTCTCTAGTTACTCATGATATTATCACAATCGAAAAGTTTATTTAATGGAAATCACTATACTTATTACCTCTGTGAGAATAGTAGCTGAGTTGTTAATTAGAAATAATTTCTTTCTTTATTTGTTTTAAAGTTTTCTCAGCTACATCCTCTTAGACTAATACCTTTTTAGGTGGTTAGTTACTCTGCATCAGACCAATCGTCATCATCTTCATCATCAGAAGTTAAATCAGCATCTTCTTCATCATCTGAGTCTTCTAGTGTGAAGTAATTGAATACGTTCCATGTAGGTTTGTCATTATAAGGTTCACCTTCAGCAATGATGATTCCTACATATTTACCTTCCAATTCTGATTCTTCAACAGCTTCTTCACCTTCAAGACCACAAGCCTTAAGGATGTTGAATAGCTGTTCACGACCAATCTTATTGTCAATGATTCGTCCTGTAATTGTCTTAGGTGAGTTTTTACCAAATTCTCCCTTGAATACAATTTCAAGCATGTCTAGACCTGATTTAGATACCTTCTGAGTTACTCCTTGGATAAGAGCCTCATATTTACCTGGTACATAGACTGTTTCTGCTTTTTCTGTTGGTTTAATACGGATTGCTACCATTATTCTTTATCTCCTTTTAGTTTTGACTGAGTTGTTCCATCTGTAAGCCCTACAAGCATTTCCCATGTAGCATTAGTTACTGTGTCAGGGATAGCCAAGTCAGGCTTACGTGTCACCTTAAGTGTATAGATAGGGTTACCTGCTAAACGTACTTGATAGAAGTCTTTAACCTTCTTCTCACCCTTAACTACCTTAGACTTAGTTACACGCTCTGTGTGACCAATAATACGTGCTGATGCAGTCAAGTGACTAGCTAGTGAAGGCATTAAGTTAGGGATGACTTGAGCAGGAACATCCTCATCTACAACATCTTCAATATTGATAGACTTTTCTTGACAGATAACATACACGTTCTTACCTTCATAAGATAAACTTACTAGCTCATCAATAAAAGCTTTTAATAGTGTATTAGCTTCACCATACATAGGCAATGTCATCTTTTTAGAGTTAGCTGACTTCATTAGGTATTTGTAGCAAAGCTCTTGAACATTAGTCAAATGGTCAACAGCAATGCTGTCAAAGTCTTTAGCATAAGACAAAGCTTCTAATACATCATCCCAAGTAACACACTCAGCTACGGAGAAACGGTCATCTTGTGACACAGAGGCTAAGCCTTTATCTGTATCAAGGATAAGTACATTCCCTGGTAGAGTGTTAATAAATGTAGTCTTAGAACTACCTGGTTTACCATACAATACAGTTAATGTATGTAAGCGTACCTTGTTAAGTTTTTTAATCTTCATGGTTTTCCTCCTTACTTACCAGTAGAACCATATCCACCTCGGTCTTTATTACCTAGGTGAATTACTTCTACAAATCTTAGAGTAGGTTGATTCTCTAAAATTCTAAATTGACATAATCGTTGACCTTTATCTACTTTACCATCTTTGGTAGCGTAGAATTTAGCACCCCAATAGTCATTATCTCCACAGAATGAGTTGTCAATAATTCCCATACTGTTTGTTAGTAATAGACCTGTGTGTTGGAAAGTGCTTGAGCGTGGTAGTAGATGAGCCTCAAAGCCTTTAGGTAGCTCCATAGCTACACCAAAGTCAATAATCACTGTGTCTCCTGCCTTATACTCAATCTCTGTGTTAGATGCTAGGTCAACCCAATCACCTACACTAATATGTTTAATAGGACTTACTAGGTCATCCCTAGTTTTTACTTTTACAACTCCAATATGATGCCATGCCTTATAGGTTACAAAGAACTTACCTACAAAGTATAGAGCAATCATAATAATGATGACTAATTCTGTCTTTGTCACTTAGATGACTCCTCCAGTTCTTTAATTAACTCATCTACTAAACTAATCATGTCTTCACAATAAGTTACATAGTGTGTTTTTCCTGTTGATTGTGAGGCAAGTCTTACAAATAGGTACTGCTTGTGAGAAAAGTCTTTCACTTCACCAGGAACAACTAAGTAAAACTTCCCTGAATGATGGATATTGCCCTCTTGTTCTTCCTTAATAGCTTTTTCTAGGAATACTTTAGCTTTCTTAAGGTCTTCAATACCATTTTTATATTTGTATCTCCACACATACTTCACAGCAGATGCAATCAATGGGTCAAGTCCTGCTTTTACCCAAAAATCCCAACACTCTAACTTATTTTGTGTGTATCGTTTAGGGTTTACAATATCCTCTTTCATTTGTCCTCCCTAGTTATAACATATACATAAGCTAATATCAGTAAGCAGAGTAAAAATGTAGCTGTGTTATCATCCATTGTCTAATTCCCTTACTTTTACCTTAAGCTCAATAAGGTCATTCTCAGCTCTTAGAAGCTCTACATAACGTTTAGCTGATAATGACACAGATGTTACTCCATCAATACCTGCAACAAGGTCTTTGAAGTTACGTTCACCTTCTATATCACGCTTAGCAATTCTATCTTCTAGATACCTATTAGACCGTTTGTACATCTCAATGTCTTCTTCAAGCTTATGGTTCTTATAGAGCTGAACAATAAGGAAAAAAGTAGTGATTACTATAAGTGCAACAGCAATACTAATATCTTGATTCATTTACTAAACCTGTAGTGCTTCACTAGGAAGCCTTCACCTTTCATTGTAACTACAACATTATCCTCAATAAGCTTATCAGATAATCCTGTGTAGAAGGTATCTCCCTTAAAGTCACCCTCTATATAGCTCACCACAGCTTCATCACAGTGAGCTTCAAATTGTTTGAAGGTATTATAGCCTCCAATAATCCACATGTCCTTATCACTCTCATTGTAGAAGTCTATGACCTCTTTAACTGAATGAGCAATATACACATTAGCATCATCATAACCTTCAATCTCATTCTTGTGAGTTAGGACAATGTTGATTCTATTCCTAAGTGGTTTACTACCTATGGACTTCCATGTAGAATAGCCCATAACAATAATACCACCTGTTGTTTGGTTTTTAAAATAGTTCAAGTCTGACTTGTTAGACCAAGGGAGTCTACCCTTATTACCAATCAGTCCTTTACTATCTTGTGCCCAAATAAATTTAACCATTTTTATTTTACCAATAAACAATAGCAGAATACTGGAAGTGATAACCTCTTTCACTAGTGGAGAAACTAATTTTAACTTCTTCCTTATCCCTAATAAAGTTGTTTATATCTTTTTCCAATACTTCTCTATTTGTATCGTTGAATACTTTACATTTCATATTAAAAGTAAAGGCTACACAGACTATCCATGTAGCCTCCTCCTTAATTAGTCTTCTACTTGAACTAGGAAAGCTTCGTGGTTGAATTGAGGGAAACGTTCCTTAATTTCATCCATTGTGAACTTACCTACTTTGTCTGTACCTTTACCTAATACATCAGATTCTTCTGTGAACCCTGAAAGTTCTCCATTTGCATTGATAGCAATGTAAGGAGCTTTTACGTTACGTGGTTTCTTACCAATGTAAATAACATAACGTGGTTCAGAAGGAGCTTTAACTTCTTCTTTGTCTTGTGCACCTGTTAGGTCAATACCTAATGCTTGTGCAAGAGTGAGTAGTAATTCTTTATTGTCAGCCATGATGCCAACCTCCTTAAAATATTTTGTAGAGGGTTTATCGTGATTCTCTCTACCACCACATAATAAGTTTATCAAAAACATGTTACTTTGTCAATACCTTTTTTAAACTTTTTTGAAATTTTTTTCAATAAATTCATCAAGGTCTTCTGTAATGTCTCCAATATACACTTTATAGAAGTAATCATACACGTTAGGTTGTCTCTTAGTTGGAGGAACATACAAACGTAAATCAGGATTCTTAGCAATCATTGAAGATAATTCACAGAATTGCTCATACATGTCCTCACAACGGAACTTGTTGTAGTTAAACTTAACATGCTTAACTCTATAGGCTCTTCCAACAAGTTTCTCTTTAGGATTTACACACTCAAATGAGAAGTCCTTAACCTTATAGCCTAGATTGGTCATAACCTGCATATACATGTTAGCTTGTAGGCTGTACTTAAGTTTATCTACTTGTGGTGCTTCACTATAGGTCTTATAGTCAATTAGAGACACAGTGCCATCACCATTATCAATCACAGCATCAATATAGCCAATGAACTCATGTCCGTTAGGTAGGTCAACTTCAATCTTCTTCTCAGTCTCAATGACCTTAGAGAAGTCTACAGTCTCTCCACTACTTAGGTAACGCTCAATAGCCAATAGACCTGCCATCCGTGCTTCATCAGAGAAAGGTGAATGTTCATGCACAGATAGTGCTAGATGCTTTACCTTCTCCTCAGAAAGCTCTCCATTGTGGTCAGCCATAATTTCCATAGCTGTGTGGAAAATAGTACCTCTATCCATGTACTTAGTACGTGAAGGTTCAGGTAGTTCTTTATACTCAGCTATGTATTTACACCAATGTTCCCATGGATTTTCAAGGTAGGTGTTTAATCGTGATACACTAAATCTCATCTGTTACACTCACTTTCTGTGTTTTTATAAATTGGATATACTTAGTGTTTACTTGTATAGTATACATTGTATCACCTTTTGTATTTAGGATTGTTACAGGGAAAGGATGACCCATGTAGAAACTATTTTCAATAGCATCTTTACTAGATACTTCCATAAAACAGCTTAAACTTTCCCTACTACCTATTTTTAGGTAGACCTCATATATGTCAACACCCTTTCTACCTAAAATGTCAAACAAGGTATTTATGTTAGAAGCATAATCATAACCAGTTATCACCATATCAGTCCTCCAATTCTTTAGCAAATCGCCAAGCCCATGATAAAGGAGACTCCTTAATCTTGTCTTCTGTAAGTTGTTGCACAGACTGTCTTGAGTGCTTAATGAGCTTATCCATAGATAGATAGTTATGAGTATCTAAGAAAACTTCTCCTGAACAGTTTACAGCTAACCTATTATACATACCTTTACCCACAGGAATAGCTACATAATAGTATGTTTCTTGCACAGTGTAACCATTTTCCCAAGCATCAATGAATGTAATTCTATTTCTACTTGACTTGAACCATTCTTTAATTTTAGGTAAATCTGACTGTCTTGCATAGTTATATAAGCAATACTTATCTACTAGGAAGCTTCTTACAAAGTCTACATTTGTCAATTTACAATAATCAACCCAATGAGCAATATAGTCAGGAATTTCTACCTTCTTTACCTTAATAGTATTCTCCATTGCTTCATCAAATCTACCTTGCTCATAACCATCATGGTATGTTTTTGACATAACATCACTACCAAGTTCAGAAAGAATTTCTTTAGTCCATATAATTCTAGAATTATTGTCTAAACCTTCTATTCTTCTAATTACTTTCTTAAGAGTAATATTGAATTTTCCACTGTCATATACCATAAACAACCTCCTTACTTGTTATCTAGGTGAAAAATTAAAGTATCAAATCTCATTCCTAGAGATTCATCAACACTTGCACGCTGTGTACGTTCTGTGTTTAATTCCTTACGTAAGCTCTTTACCTCATGGTCTAGCTCATTCATCTTCTTCCAACTCAGACAAATCACTAGAATTGCTACCAATATCAGTAACCCACTTACCATAAAGAACAGCTTTGAGAACATCTTTCTCATTGTCTTTTGTGATAAATCCACTGTTATCCAATTCCTTTACTGTATCTACCACACCAAGATTGTCCTTCTTACACTTAAGTATAACTCGTGCAACCTTAATGTCTAGTGTAGGTATACCTTCATCTACATACTTGAATAGGTCTACCTCAAAAATGTTAGATAGCTTCTTTAGGTTAGAAGGAGAAGGCATATTTTCTCCCTTTTCCCATGTTGCTATCCTAGAGTTACCAACGTAACCCATTCTTTTTGCTAGTTGCATTTGTGTCATTCCCTCTGAAATTCGCAACTCTCTTATTCGTTTTCCCAATACGCTCACTTATAGTAAACCCTACTTTCTTTTCATCTTTTCTCATAGGCTTAGAGATAACCTCTTCCTTTGAGATAAAGTCAGTGTACTCAGGGTAACTATTCTTAAGCTCATCAACTACTTCAGATGATACTGTGAACTTATTAGGCTCTACAGTCCATCCTGTGAATCCATTGTCATACTTGCATAGGTAGTGACCTGAAGGTAGTTTAATGTAATAGACTTCCTTAGTGTCCTTCTTAAGGATATATGCACCACAGAGGATTGCTCTACCTACTCTATCAACAATATCATCTATATCAGAAAAGCTTTTACCTTGCATAAGGTCTTTTCTCCAAGAGATAAACTCAGTAGTCTTAGCTTTAAGTACATAGTTTAGATAGCCAAGAGCACTAACTTTTTCTTCTACCGTACTCTTACCAACTCTATCTACAAAACGTGCTTCATAATAATCTAGTTCAGGAATCTCTACCTCAACTTTTACTGTCTTAACACTTGAGTCAACTTCTTTGACTGTATCATTAACTTTGTTATTAAGAATTTTTTCACTTTCCTTAACTTTCTTAATTTTATCTTTTACTTCTAAAAAGTCACAGTATTGTTTTACTTTGTTAAATGAATCTATTCTAACTGTACTTAATCCTTGTGATAAAATCTTAGTTAATGTTTGAGATGAAATACCAATCTCCTTACTTAACTCAGATTTCGTCATAGTCTCTAAACACTTGAGCAATTTGTCTTTCATTTTATCTCCTTACCTTACTTACATATACCATTATACATCACTATAGGATATTTGTCAATAGAAAAATTGAGAAATAATTAAAAATTTTTAATTATTTCCCATCTTCTTTAAGTTGGTCAGTTAAACATGCACTACATGGAGTAACTTCATAACCTAAAAACATAGCTAAAACCTGATTTGCAATACGTGATTGCTCAATAAACACAGATTTAACATCATCATTGGCTAGGTCTACTTGCCAAGCTTCAAAGGCAGTGATTACAGCCACTAGAACGTGCTTTAGCAAGCACCAAAGGTCAGGGTTACCCATTTCATTGGCTTGTCCTTTTAAGAGCACCATAGCTCTCCTACGCTGTTCTGTGACCTGTTGAAGAGCATTAGTCACCTGATGCACACGTTCCTTAGTGTCATACACAGCAATTCGGTCTTCTTCAGTTTGGTCTTCCTGTCCTTGCTTATACCAATACTTAATTTGGTCTTCATACTTACGCACAAGAATTTCTAAGTGATATTCACTAGCTCCAAGTTGCATAATGTTTGTGATAATGTCTTCTGTAATTCCTACAGAACTATTTTTGTTTACTATTACCATTTACTAATCCTCTATAGTAATACCTCACAAAGTAGGTATTCTTTGTTAATTCAAAAGCTCTCTCATAGAAAGCTATAGCCTTTTCACTTGTAAAGAATTTATGTTCCTCTACAAGCTCTCCATCAAAATATTCCTCAACTATAAACATCTTCTCGATATCCATTACTAATAATGAATCTTGCAAGTGCTTCTGATTCCTCTGAATGAGTAGGGTAGTGAATGATAAGTTGCTCATTCTCATCACCAAAAGCATAAGTGAAGGCTATATTGTGAGATACATACTGTGTTTTCATGTGAGTTACAGCAACCATTCGCCTTACTGCAAAGTTTATTTTAGCAGGAAGCTTAAAGTTTAGCTTGTAAATCTCATCATAGCTAGGGAAGGAAGGTATCTTAGTCTTATACTTACGATTAAGATACCTAATTCCCTTGATAAAGAAAGCAAGTACGTATTCCTCACCGTCTACACCAATTTCATAGCAAGGGTCATAGTCAACTTGATTTTGTATGTAATGCTCAGGGTCAAGCCTAAAACACTCTCTGTTAAGGGCTCTTAGCTGTAAGTAGTCTTTCTTTGAGTAAGCAGGTTTATCATACAAATACATCAATGTCCTCCCCAACATTGAGAAACTTCTACATCAGCGATGATAGGTATAGGTTTCTCTAGTCCTTCTAGGATAGAAGGATTTTCCATCATATTCTTTAGTACAGGAACAAGCTCATCTACATAATCATCTCTAATCTCAAAGAGAATCGCATCATGCACAGAGCCTAAAACATTGAATCTAGAGTGGTCAAGCTCTTTACTGAACACAATGTCTGCAATAGCACTAATACATAGGTCAGAACCGAAACCTTGTACTGGTGAGTTGATTGCTTGTCGCTCATCTGCTGAACGTAAGGCAAAGTTATTGCTGTGAATATCCTTAAACCATCTCTTTCGTCCAATAGGTGATTTAATATACCCATAAGTTCTTGCATAGTCCTTACACTCTTCATGCCATTCTAATAGTGTAGGATAGGCTTTAAAGAAATCCTCACGGATTTTATCACTTTCCTCTTGTGTAAGGTTAAGTCCGTAGCCAACAGCATACTGTACGAACGTTTTAGCCATCATTCCATATAGAAAGCCGAAGTTACATGATTTTGCGTTGGTACGTAGCCTCTTCTGCTCATCGTGACTTAACTCACTAACATCACCAAAAAGTAACTCAGTAGTCTTACTATGCAAGTCACTACCTGATTGGTAAGCGTGTTGCATATTCTCATCTCCTGATAGCCAACTAGCCACACGTAGTTCAAGCTGTGAGTAGTCACAGTTTCCTTGTATAGACACTTTACCCTTATGTCTAATAACTATATTACCTAAAGGCATATTCACACAGTAAACATCTTGAATTATAGGCTTATCCCAGTTAGGTGTTTCCCCACTCATAAATGTATGCTCATCATCCCTATCCTTTTTGTAGGTTAGATAATAGCTTATACTGTGCTTACCATTAGTCATATTGTAGTTAAACATATCATACCTTATGGTAGACTTCTTACCTTGAAGTATGCACATCATCTGAATTATCTCAATGGTCTCTTTAACTGTAGAGGTGAACCTTACAGACTGTTGGTTACTCGCATTTGTATATGTAGCATCCCAATATTGAACCTCATTAAGAAAGGCTTTAATGTCAAGACCATGTATACAGTTAATTGTAAGTTTTTTGTCTCTTCCTACATAACCATTTAGAAGGTGATTAGTTCTTCTCCCAACATAAAAATTGTAATTTATAGCACCATTTAATCTGTGAATTTCACTAAGGGAATATTCAATACCTAGTTTATCCAGTATATCTTTACAGCGATTTACTTTTCGCTCCTTAGAGAAACAGAACGTTACATAGCCTTCAGGAGACATACTTCCATCTGCTGTAAACATAGCAATATATCTAGATTGTAGCTCATTAGAAGCTCCATTGTTATAATTACCTGCATTGATAAAGGCATTACCTCTTGAGAACCTAACATCCTTAAATTTATGTTTAAAGATTGGTTTACCTTTACCCCATGTAGTAAGCATATTGTGATTAGCTGTAGCACACAATGAGGTATGTCTATCTTCATAAAGGAAAGTCTCTCTATTCTCCTTATGGATATACCCTAAAGGCTTATCAAAGGTTATCTCCTTAGTGTCAATATCATACTGTGCAACTTTCAATGACTTATCCAAACTATCAAGTCTACTCCAACCATTTTCAGTCAATACCTCAGTATCACCACTAAAGCACTCAACTAGCTTCCATCCAGGTCTAGCCTCAATCAGATTACGTACATAACTATCTTGTGGGCATTGCTGACTTGCCCTGTTATCCTATAGGCTCTTTATCCTATAGTTCTTGTAGTTCATTTCCTACAAGTTCAGACTATCTCTTATTGGTTATAAACCAACCCTTGCGCTCGTGTTACTCTGCTCTAGGCATTTCTTAGTCGTTACATCTTCCTAGTATCTCAACTAGGCTTGACACGGTATTGGCATCTCAGCGTTCACCGTTTTCACAAGGTTTTACAAACCCTCAGCATATTTCAAGGTTTGGGTTTTTGCAGGTTGTCCTTCCTGTTCTAGCTGTGATATTAAAGCTAGGGTAAATCCTATTGTCTACTTGCAATTTCTCCCATGATTCAATAAATGTAATCAGCTTAGAAATACGCTTATATTCAAGCAAGGTATCTACACAGTCATTACCTACGTAGTTAGAAAGGGTATCAATACCTACTGAAGGTGCTCCCTTATCTGTACGCTCTAATACCTTAAGTCCTTGACCATAACCAATGACTATAGGCTTGTAATGTTTCTGCAAATTTACACTTACTTTGAAAACGTATGGGTTCTTTTCAATGTATTCTTTCTTGAAAGCATTAGCTTCCTTACGTGTATCAAACTCACCTAATTCTATAGACTTACCATCAACTGTTTTCTCAGTAACCTTAAATGTATCGTCTAACCTCTCACCGTCTTGTCTATACACAGGTTCATCTTTCTTTGTGAATAAGATGCTCGCAACTTGTTCATTTGAGTTCCAGTTAATGTCTCCATAAAATAAAAGCTTTTCTTGGTAAGGTCTTAAGTCCTCTTGTAGCTTTTCAAGCACCTCATGTCTTCTAGGACTGATAGGTACTCCACCTTTTTCAATCTCAAAGTAAGCCTTATATGCTCTCATCTCATGCTTGAAGACTTTAAGTAAATCCTCTTCTGTGACCTTCTTCTTGAAAATCTTCATAAGCTTCATAGGGTATAGGACATCATCAAGGGCATAGCTTTTTAGCTCTTCTGTGATAACTCCTGTCTTAGCTTGTTTTGAAATATCATAGTCTACATGGAAATACTTTCTTGTAAGCCCTTTAAGGGTAAGGTCTTCCTCTCCACAGATATGAGCCAATACTAATGTATCAATGTGAAGGTTAAGCGATACTCCAGTCTTTTCATAAAGGAATAGCAAGTCAAACTTACCATTGTGAGTAACTAGCTTACACTCTTTGAGCTTTTTCATAAGCTTGAGCTGTCTCTTAGCTCCTAGCCTATTCCAATCAAAGAATTTTCTTGTGTACTTATTTGTTTCTGTGCTAGTAAATCCTATCTGAATAGAGGTTATTTCATTCCTGTGTCTATCAAGTCCTGTAGTCTCAATATCAAGGCATACTAGTTTTTCTGTATTGATTAAATCTAACATCTACACACCTAGAGCGTAAGCTCTCTCTAGGTAACGCATCCTAGAAGCCTTTCGTATTGTTTGATTCCTTTTACGGACAATCACAGGTCTTTCACCTTCTTCACAGTCAGCAAATATGTCAGGTACAGGAGGTTCTTCCTTCTTAAGGTACTTTTCAATAAGTTCTGCATATCCAGGCTTATCTTTAACCCTTGTAATACCGTTAGTGTTATTCACAGCATACCATTGAAGCCATGTAGCCTCTTCCTCAGACAAGCAAGGAAAGTTAGGTATAAGGTCAGCAGGAGGTAAACGCTTAGCTCTAATTGCTCCTCCAACACTTGACCGTCTTTGTGTCTTTGTGATAAAAGTATAGATATAATCCTCAAAGTGCATCTCTTTACTCTGCAAGTCTGCATCAATCAGCTCAATAAAGGTTTTATACACTTCAGAATCGGACTCTTCCATGCACCTATCATACCACTTAGGAGTTCTATATTCTTTAGGAAATCTAGGCATTGGACTTCTCCTTTTTACTTATCTTACCAAAACTAGCTTCCTTCTCCTCATAGTCACTCTCATCTTTTCGTGAGTATACCTTACAGCCCATGTTATCATCAACCACAAGGTCATAGACATCTCCTGACTTGTGATTACGGAAATAGGTAGTAAGTCTACTTGAATTGTGAGTCTTACGTTGAAGGAGAATCATAGACTCATACCAACCCTCAATAAAGGCTGAACCATACATATCAGAGGTTTGAATTTTAGCTCCACGTTCTAGCTTTCTACTGTGGTGAATTAGCATTACAGCGCATCCTGTCTCCTTAGAAAGCCTTGATAGAATCTCTAAACGCTCTACAATATCTTGGTGACGGTTAATATCACCACTACCAAAGAGCAAGTACATAGGGTCAATGATTAAGAGCTTAACTTCTAGCTCTCTAATATCATTTACTAATTTATACATGTGCTCCATGTTGATATTGTCATCCACAAAGTAGATTGGTGGAGGTGTTTCACTTCCTGTGATAGCATAAATCTTATGCTGTTCCATAGACAAGTTATTCTCACCTTGTAGGATTAGTACAGCTCCTTGTTTAACCTTCCTACCATCAAAAGGCTTACCTGTAGCCACAGCACAAGCTAGGTTTAAGGCAAAGGTAGACTTGAAGGACTTAGAAGGTGCTCCAATAATTCCTACAGAACCATTTTCCCAAAACTCTTCAATCAACCAAAAGTCTGTAGGGTCAAAAGGCTCAATATCATCAACACGGACAATATTCACAGAGGTACTACGCTTCTTACCATTCTTAGTAACAGTTCGGAGTGATTTTCCTCCTTGCTCTTCAATCTTGAATTTCTTACTTAGTCTTGTGTAAGTAGGTTCTACCTCTTCTGCATCATGCTCTTCTTGCTGTGTCTTAGCAAAAGCACGATTAACCTCAGCATCTACAGTTTCATCTGTGAACTTAGCCTTATCATCAGGAGCACTTAGTAGGACAAACTTGACTTCTTCCTTACTTGCTCCGTTAATAATCATTTTACGCTCTAGTTTCCAAGCCCATTCAGAACGGTCTACTGCTAGTTTGTGAGAAAATTGCTTAGTGACATTATACTTGTCTAGTAGTGTGTCAAGGTCATACATCTTGAAAGGTATTTCTTCATTCTTCACTACTGACTGTGCTGTAATGTCTACATCTTCAAGATGCTTCATAAAGTCACGCTTACGGTAGACTGTACCTTCACCCTTCATACCACTAACCTTAAAGTCTGTAGCATACTTGTGATTTATGCTTCCAGGAATACGGTAAAGATGCACAATGTCAACTCCACAGGGGTCAAAGTCATATTTCTTGACTAACTTTCTACAGAGAATTTCATGCTCTTGTGGATTTACCTTATTGTCTAGAATCCATACACCTTGATACTTTCCAGGACTTGTTTCCCAGTAGTAGCTAGGAGGTAAGTCAGTAGGAATAGGTGCTCCGTCAATATCCTGTGCAATAATGTATGTATCTTGTGCATTAGTCTTTTTACGCTCTTTACCTCCTGTAGGAGTAAACGAGATATAAAGGTCATACTTATCACGTAAAGCCTTAACTTGTGAGCCAATATGCTTTACATAGTGCTTAGCTTGCTCAAAGTCTCTTGCAAACCTATCTTCAAATTCAGGGTCTTCCTTAGTCTTTCTTTCAAGATAGAATTTCTTATTTACTCCAAAGTTCACAAGGTCTTTCTCACCAAAGTTTCTTTGAAGTAGTGTTATAAATTTATTCTGTTTTTTCACAAACTACCTCCTTGCACAAAATAACCTGCTCTGTGGTCAGCTCCTTCAGGAATCGTAAGTCTAATAGATTCTCTCTCATAGAAATTAAAGGCTTCCCACAAAGGCTCTAGTGCGCTTCTTACTTGCTCTTTAGGTGAAAGTATACTTAACACACGGTCAATAACCTTGCTTGATTTACCTCGTAAGAATCGTCTTACCCAAGCAATCAATGATTTAAACTTACCTACAGTGTACTTGCAATCTTTAGCAACTTCCTCTAGGTCAACTGTAGAGAAAAGCTCTTCAGATTCTACACAATCATTCACAATCTTAGCTGATAAGTGAAATAATTTGTTGTGCTCATTCTTTGGAGTAAGCTCTTCAATAAGTCCTAGTTCCTTAAGTAGGTTAATGTTGTTAATGTAGGTACGATAGTTTACATTACCCATAGACTCAATAAGGTCTTGTGGTGATGCTATCAAATCCTCATCCTTACCTAGCTTGTGGTAAGCTGAGTTAAATAATCCTAGTAGCTGTGTAGCTCGTAAAGGCAATTTCCATTCTGTAAGCCAATGACTTTGGATATAAATATAGTCATCATAGGCTAACTCTTTGTATAGGCTTGTGTTTACCTTCAAAGTACGCTTACAGAAAAAGTCGAAAGTCTTTTGACTAAAGCCTTTCTTCTCAAAACGTGTAACCAATCCTAACTTCTCAAGTCTTGTGATAGAGTTAGAGATAGTTGCTGAACTACAACCGAACACTTCCACAAGTTGTTGGTTGTTGTAGTGTGAATAAACATCTTGTGAATTGTCCTTAGAAAATCCACACAAAAAAGAGTATAAATAAATATCCATAAGATTCTTTAGTCTATCATCATGGAACATATTTGTATATACCTTAAAGTACATGATACACCTCTCATCCGTATTTGATAATACCATTCTATCACAAAGAATTATAAATAGCAATACCTTAGATTAAAAAATTTTTGTTTATGTATACTTTTTATGCTAATAATAATTATCTAATAATTATATATAATAATAACTAGGTATTATTACCATCAAAAAAGTACATATACAAAATTTTTAAGAGCTTTAGCTTGACCTTATCCTTAGACTGTGGTATTATATATTTAGTACATGAACACCAAAGGGTAGCCCAAATCAGGGCTATCCTTTTTTGTCATGCTTATAGTTCTTCATCAGGTAAGTAGTAACCACGTAGAATATAAGCCAATTCAGGGTAAGTAGAGAATGATACTCCGTCAGCATAAGCCTCATCTAGGTAAGATAGTAGCTCATCTCTATCATAACCAACTTTTACATAGTTATTAAAGGTGATAAGAGGATTCATTGTATCAGACTTATTCATTTCTTCAAAGTATTCATTCGCTGATGCAAAGTTTCCTGATTCATCCTTGAGTGATTTACGTTTAGCTCCTTTTTGTGGAACTCTAATAAAGCTAGATAAACTTTCAGTAGAACTTAGACTTTCAGTTTCAGTTTTAGCTTTAGTAAACTTTTTGACTTTAGGTAATCGTTTAGCAACATACTTCCAATCACTTGTGTCTTGTTTAACAGCCCACTTAATAAACTTGATAAGTCCATTAGTGTTATACTCATAAGCTTCTAGATTGATAAACTCATCTGTGTGATGCTCATTCATATAACTTGCTGATACATTCACAATAGGCTTATCAAGATGCTCACCTAACACAGCAACATCTGTGTATGAACCTGTAGCCATTGTGTAAGTCTTTTCTAACTGTTTAAAAATTTCAGGTTGACTAGTAGGGTCAAAACTGTAGGTCACCATTTCATGCCAAGATTCTTCATGAACTCCACGGTCAATCTGAATAAGCATAGTAGCCTTTTTTAGCTCCTCTAGAGCGTTTTCTGTCACAGCAGTTCGTGAACCTACACAACCAACTTCCTCGTCCGTAGTGAAGAGAATATGAGGTTTTAGACCCATTGAAAGAATATCTAGGATAGTTTTAACTCCTACACGGTCATCAGCACCTAAACAATCAATACTATCTTTGTGCTCAGGACTTAAGAGGATATAACGTTCAGTCACAAGAATATCTTGAACTTCAGGAGTTTTTTCTTCTTCTGTGTATTCCTTATACCACTTGCTATTATAACCATAGTCATACTTTGTGTTATAGTAACTTTTCTGCTTAGTGTTAATTGTATCTAGGTGTGCAACCAACCCTACCTGGTTATCAAGAGGACTAATTCCCATAATCATATAATCTGTAACTGTCACAGAATAACCATAGTCAAGTAAAATATCAGGCAACCACTCTAACATCTGTGATTGAGTTTTAGTTAATACATCAATAAAATTGTAAGTTTCTTTGTTTTTCATATAAATTCTCCTTAAATACTGTATTCTTTAATAATTTTGCCAAGTAAGCCATATCCACTATGACTTACTTTTTCTTTTAGCTTAGTTTTTGTACGTAGGCTTTCTGCCAAGTAAATTCTTTGTTTTTCTTCATGACCTAGCTTACTAAACATATATCTGATAGGCACTTCATTTTCAATGTAGTCTATAATGTCGTCAAAGCCAATCTTATCAAAAATGTTACGTTTTGTACCAAACTTAGAGTATTCATTATTACCTTGATTAGCCCAAAAGCAGAAATAAGAGTCTGTATCACTTTGTAAGTATTGCTCACAGTCAATATTCATTCCATTTACACTAGAAAAGTCTTCAACCCTCTTATTAAATACAATACATAGTAAAATTGTAGTAAATTCATAACAAGCCTTAGCTCGTGTTCCTGAAAAGTCTGCATAGCTTCCTGCATGACCAATATCAGCACCTTCTCTCAAAAAGTAAGTACGTAAAGCAGGCTGTAAAGTGTAATTCCCATTTCTGTAATAGGTTGAGTAACCCTTAAGATATTCAAATCCTAGATGCTTCAATATAAGGTGTGTATCTGCTCCTGCTGAACTACTTGACTGATTACATGAACCATTAAAAGCCCATTTATCCACTAGGTAAGGGATTGTAAAATCTTTCAAGTCAATCCATAAGTCTTTACAGCGTACATCATCCTCATTAAGGGTAGATGCAAAATCTTCATTGTACCAATCATTCCACCAACGCTGAACCTCACCAAAATGACGAACCTCTTCATCTGTGTAACTGATTACTGCTTTTTTCAACTGTTTAGCAAGCTTAGGTGCATTGTTTCCTTCTACTAGGTCAAGTCCAAAATAATCTTTAACCATAGACTTATATGTAAATCTTTTTAGGTTAGGATTACTTTTAAGAATAATACTTTCAAACTTATTGCTGATATAATCTGCATACTTATGGTAAGCATCATCAGCATTATCAGAATAAACATCTGTAGCTCCTGCTCTTTGTAGGAAATATGCAAGAGTTATTCCACATATAGAAGGTAAGTTTTTTCTCTTAAATTTCCTAACATTAGAAAAAATACTTTCTTTAGATTCTTCTACTACCTGACATTTCTTGCGTAGAATAAGTTTGTCTAAACTCTTTAAAAATACTTCCCTATTTTGTTTGTACCATTCCTTAACATTGTAAGGTAAAATTCTTTGTCTATCTAGTGACACAACTAACAATGTCAATGGTGAGTAGTAGTGCTCTCCATTAAAGTTAAACCCACTTTCACTCCAGACATTCTGCATCTCACGGATTTTATCTACACAATCAAGCTCTCGTAATTGCTTAACAATCTCATCTGACATATCCACAATGTAAGATACACGCTCTTTAAAATCACCTTCTGTGTAAGCAAGATGCTTTTCACTACGAGGCAAACCTTCAATATAAGCATTTACCAATTTATCCAAGTCCTCATTAGAGGTTACCATTTGTACCATATCATTAAATACTGATTCCTCAATCAAGGAAGCTGTTTCCTTAATTTCTACACTAACATCTTCTAACTTCATTTTTCCTCCTCATTTTATAGAACACAAAGCTCTCTAACACCTACCATTTTTCCATGTAAGTAAAATTTTCTTCCTGTGATATACACATTTTCAGTATATCCTAGTTCACGTAAACATTCTGCTGTAATTTTAGAGACTATGATTCCTTCATAGTTCATAAACAGCTCCATCATCTTTCGTTTTGTGATATTAGACACATAATGAATTTTAGTAAGCCTAACTCCGTCAACCTTACCCATTCTACGGATAGAGACATCAGCTCTTAAAGGCTCTTCTGTCTCACAAGGTGCAATAACCCTTGTAGGATTCCCATATTTGTCTACTATTGTAATATCATGCCCTGTTAAATTTGCAAGCATAAATCTCCTTTCTTTATTGATACACCTTTAGTATATCACTTTATATCACTTTTGTAAATACCTTTTCAGAAATAATTTTATATTCTCAATCCTAAAAGTTTAGCATAACTTTCTATTGCTGAACTACCAATCCAATAATTAAAACCAGTAGAAGTTTTAATATGATAAGGTATAAAAGGGTCATGTTTGTCAATACATATAATTGTTACCTCTTTACCTCTATTCTTAACATTGTTATATCTGCTGTCAGCCCAATCCTTTAGGTAAACTTTATCTCCTACCTTATATGTATAATCCACCTTTGACAACTCCTTTCACACTGTGCATTGATACAACTATAGAGTTACCACTATTAAACCTAACTCCTGCTCCATAAGTCCTATATTCTAGGAAGGTTGCAATTTCTGTAGAGATTTTACCTTTAGCATCTTGAAAAGCATCAATAATTACTTTTTGTCCTGGTTTAAGAATTTCATCATAACTCATAGGTCTAAAATTAGCTATCTCCACTGTGTATTCTTCATCATCAGTCCATAGACACTTTACCCTCATCCTATTATGATTACAATTTACAACCTCAAGAGGCTTACCTCTATCTGTTACAGCATACCTATTAAATTCTTTAGCTGTTACTAATTGTCCTTCTTTAAACATGTAAACCTCTCTTACCTTTCTGTAGTTCAAACATATTAGACATAGCTCCTACAGTTTTGCCTATCATACCTTTCATCTTTCCTTTAGTATCTAGGATTTCTACTACAATATCACACTTAGGGTCAAAATTGCACTCTAGCTCTACAACCTTTGCAGTTGTACCTTTTTGCCATAGGAAAGCATCTTTCTTTAGAGTTATAATATCTCCTATTTCAAACGTAGACATTTATTTACTCCCTTCAAAACTCCGTCAATGAAAGCATACTTGCTATCATATCCAAGATTCAAAGCATTCTGTAAGTCCTTCCCTAGTGAGAAAGGAGGCTCTTCTAAATTGTCATAGCTATACATAACAAACATTTCAATTAGAAAGCTATCCATAATCTCCATTGTAGGGTTAATACTTACACGATTCCAAGAGTTTTTCAACTCTTTTTTCTTGTTAGTTACTACTACTCCCATTCTTTACCTCTTCAATTCTACCTTTTGCATATTCACACTGAGCTTCTGAGATTTCACTACCTAACCACTTAATGCCTAACATCTCACAAGCAACTCCTGTGGATCCTGTACCCATAAATGGGTCATACACAACACCACCTGTATAGTACATATCTAATAACTTTATAATAAGCTCACTTGAAAATGTAGCCTTGTTTAGGTTGTTGCTTCCATCATTATTTCTAGCTTCAATTAGATTGAAAACATTTTCATAATAGCTCTGACCTCTAGAAGATACACTTTTGACTTTCTTATTAGTGTTAAATGTCTTTAGCTCAGATTTTCTCACAAACACATAGACAAACTCACAAATTCTTGTCAGCTTATTCTTGCTTGTGTTATTAGGAAGAGCACTTGACTTTTTCCATACAATAGTATCGGCTATTGTAAAAGGAGTATCATCTAGAATTGTGTTTATTACCTTATACATTATTTCATTAGGTTTATAATCTTCTTTTGTGTTTACAGTATCAGTTCCATAACTCATATTATAAAGCACTACACCATTAGTTTTTAGTATACTATCAAACCCTAAAAATAGCTCTTTAGTCCATTCAAGGTATTCACTATCAGTCATATCATCAAGGTGAATATCATATCTAGCCTCGTGATTTTTCCTTCCTCTTTCTGAGGTGCTGTTTCTTCCTGTATTATAAGGAGGTGAGGTAACAATAAGCCCTACCTTCCTACTGAGATCCTGAATTTTACCTATAGTATCAAAACAGCTTTCATTATTTACACCTAGCATATATTACCCCCTTAGTCCTTATCATCTGTGATATAGATAAAGCTTCCTACTAGATAACCTAGCAAAACACAAGCTCCAAAAATCTGAAAGCTATAATCTGAGGTAAGGTTACCTAAAATAATACCCATAGGCAAACCATACCATTTTAAAATTTTCTTAATAGTTTTAAACCATGTTACCATTGTTTTATAATACCTCCTGAGAGCCTCTCATTTGCTCTCTACGCTCGTTTAGTTACTAGGTAGGGTAAATGTATACCCTACCCATTTTACACGCTGTAGGCTAGTAAATATCACCTACCTTGACCCCTTCCCATTCGTCCTTATCTAGATAATAGACAATGGTATACTCACTATCTTCATCCCATACTACAATAAAATACTTATTATCCTTGTGCTCTTTCTTCAATATCTCATTGTTTTTCTGAGCCTTTACCTTTTGAACTGTTTGAGCTGTTTCTTGCTTTTGCTTTTGTGGAATACTTTGCAACATAGTTCCAAAAACTACCAAAATTACAAAGACAATACTTCCATATCCTAAAAGTTTAAAAATTTTCATCTTATTTACCTCGTTTTTATTTCCTTACCTAAACTTTTTGTGTTAGTCCTTCATTGGTGATTATAGGGTGAGATTTTGACAATCTCAAACCCCTATTTTCACCTTTTGACTTTATGTTATTTCTTCTTCATCTTCCAAGTGGTCATGGATACAGTCAGAACAGTATAGACAACCGTCAGAACCTTCTTCTAGGTCTTCATTGTAAAAACTATCTCCACAATCATCACAACAGCTTGAATCATCAATCAAAATATACTCTGAATAATATTCTGACCAAACACATTCCATACTAGCACAATCATCAGAACAGAAATAAACTCCCTGAACTTCTGCATAGTCTCCACTGACTGAGAAAGCACAACCACAATGGTCACAAGTGTTTACACAATAAGACTCCTCAAAGTCCTCTATATTTTCACAAAAAGTAAAATCTTCATCATCTAGGTTAATATAACGGTCTTGATTATCTGACCAAACAAAGCCCTCTTCTCTTAATACATCTACAGCCTTGCAAAGGTCAACATCTGCTGAAATTTCTGTATCAGTGACAAACTTTTTATATTGCTCTGATGCCATATTACACCAAAATCCACCTAAATTATTTTCATATACAATATTATCATGAGTTTCTTGAAAGTCTGATAACTTTCTATTGTAGAAGATAGCCAATAGAATCTGAGGGGCTAAATAGAATCCGTGACCTTCCCAAGAGTACATGTCAGATAAACCAAGCTCACCCTGTTCATCTTCTAGATAGTAGAATCTTGCTTTTGGTTGGTTGTTTTCATTGAAGATATAGCAGTATCTTGCTAGGTCACTAGTTTGCAAAGCAATACTAGTTAATTCTCCTGCTCCTCCTGGTTCATTGCAAGAGCCCCCAAAAGCCCAATCCTCAGCCTCTCTATAGCTAGGAAGGATATCAGATAACTTGAAAGTGTATACCAATTCTTTACAATCTGAGAAAACAGCTATAAGCAACTCAGCAAATGCTTGTAATTCCTCTTGTGTATATTCAATACCCTTTTTAGAAAGCTGTTTTGAAAGTTTAGGTTCATTTTCTCCTACCTTGTAATCAATACCAAAGTATTCGCTTACTAGCTCTTTATATGATTTGTAAAATACGTTTTCCATTGTTTTATTTTCCTTAGATTTTATAGTTTTATTAAACTTTAAAGCATAAAGGGTAAACCCTTGTAACCGTTGTTTCCAAGTTACCAAAGCGATTTTTGTATTAGATTGATTTTGTTTCTAGCCCATCAGTTCCAAAATCAGCCTCTATAATAAATTTATCAATAGATGGCTTGTAGGATGCTGAAAATCCTGTAGCAAAACGGTTAAATACATAAGTTAGAGCATCACGGTCACTTTTTGACTGTCCATAGAAATGAGTGATTATAGGCTTAGTGTGTAAGCCCTTAATAGATAGTATACAAGTTCCCCAATGATATAATACAAGAGTATCAATATCTTTATTATAATGAGCTTTATACTTACTTTCAAGCTCTCCAATATAACCATAGTCTTTCATTCTTCCATTGATATTTGCTTTTCCTGTTTTTAAAGCCTTATCAATCAATTTTTCCAATGTCTTTGACATGATTTTATACCTCTTTATCTATTTTTCAATGTTTGGAATGAGTACAAACGCTCTTTACTTGTGTATCTTCCCTTATTAGAGCTTTAAAGGGCTGATATTGTCAACTTGTTTGCGCTAGTCTGCTTTTTGCAATGTTTCAAGCAAGGTCAGAAAAGTTTGCCTTATCCTCAAGGTGCTTTTAACTGAAATTATAATGCTTGATATGATTGTAGCACGTTTGCGCTATGCCTTGCCTACCCTTGCAAGTAGGCTGATAGACTTTAATCTATAAAGGCTTAATATCCAAGAGCTTTTTGAAACTCTTTGCTTGTTAGTTCTTGATAACCAAGATTTAGTTTATGTTGTTTAATTCGTCTTACTTCTTTTTGTGTAGTATTTTCAAGGACGATATAATTTGCCTTGTAAGGACTTGCAACACTTGAAGCACTCCAACCGTCAAAGATTGTATTATTTTCAATGTCAACTAGTAGGAAATAACGGCTACCATATAGGTTTGTCTTACTGATAAATAGTTCTGCATTGTTATAGTTGAATTTTTTCATTTTGTTATACCTTATAACCTTAAGAGGTTATTTCCTTTGTTTTATTCTATAAAGGCTTTCCTATCCTTTACATCTATTATTGTACCATATCCGATTTTATTTGTCTAGTATAAAGTGATATATTTTTAATTTATTTCAACATTTTGTTTTTATAACAAAACAGCCTTTTGTAATAGTTTTAGGCTATATCAGTATATAATGATGATAGAATAGAACGATATATAATAGGTAAGTCTGTTTATTAAGATAATGATTATTTTATAGGTCTAATAGGCTGATAGTTTAATAAGTGGTATAAAGTGTTAGTTAGGAAAAGGGAGAATATAGAGAGATTAAGGGGTTATGGTTAATTATATAGATAAATGTATATTTATTTTATGGATTAGATAGGGTTATTTTATGCAAGAAAAGCGTTTATTT